CCTGTTGAATAGCGACTTTGTGAACAGCCATTTGTCGTCAAGGCCAGCTTTATCCAGGGGGTTCCTCGACTCATCGGTTACGTAGTCAATTCCGAAAATGAAGTCGCCCAAGGTCTTGGCTATTTTATCGTCGAGAGCCGGCGAGCAATGACGGCTCATATTGATCAGCGCCGCCATAACTTGGCGAAGGACGAACACGCCAGAGTGAAATGGCTCGAAGAACATCGCGGACCCAGACGGCTTCAGGGCTGCAAGATATTTCTTGGCTGTCGTTTCGGGGTTGACAAGGTGGTGGAGCATCGACGAACCGCAGATAAGGTCAAACGAACCTGGCCGTAGCGGTATCTCCGAAGCATCGGCAACCAGGATCGAAATTCGATCAGTGAGGCCGAGCGCTTTTGCGCGCACTGCCACTATCTCAAGCAGTTGCGGGCTTAGATCTGAAGCGATGATGCGGCTTTTAGGTAGCAACTCAGCCAAGGCGAATGTGGCGTTGCCGCTTCCACATCCGATATCGAGCACCACCGTTTCGCCAGCGACATCTATATTAGCTGCCGTTAATGCTTTGCCAATATGAGCCAGCATACCCGCTGTTGAGCCATACCTTTCCGCGTAGGTTCCAGCCTCACTGAGAAATTGGTCTCCAAGACCGGTAATGCCTCGGTCGGATAATTCTTTGGTCGATAGGATGTGGTGGCTCTCATTGTTCCAAGGTGATGGAACGAGAAGGCCGTCAATTAATGAAGTAAGAAGCATTCGGCGTTTCTACAGTCCCCCGTCCTTGCTCGCAATACCAAGCGAAATCATTTCCCCGTAACACTAGAGGCAACCATGGACAGCAGGCAAAGTCTGGCGCGCCGCGTACGGCGAGTCGAAGCGCCGCCAGCCTAGTTTTCTGTCCGTTGAGCGTGTAGATTCCTGCGATCAACGAGGACGACCAAATGCGCTTCCATGTCGCGGCTCTGCCGCATACTCACGTCACGGACGAATTTTCGTCGTGCGCTTTCACGAACAAGGTCCGTAATTTTTGCCGGATGATGAAAAGCCGCGGCCACACGGTTTTTCTCTACGCCGGCGAGCAGAACGAAGCGCCCTGCGACGAGCATATTGTGTGCATCAGCGAGACCACGCGCGCCGCTCATGTCGGCAGCGGCCACTATACGGCCCCGACCTGGGATCCGGCGTCGCCGGCCTGGTCGACGTTCAACGCCAACGCCGCGGCAGCTATCCGCCAGCGCGCCGAGAAGACCGATTTCGTCTGTGTGATCGGCGGCCTGGCGCACAAGCCGATCGCCGACGCGCTGCCCGACCTTCTAACGGTCGAGTTCGGTGTCGGCTACGGCGGCACTTTCGCTCAATTCCGTGTTTTCGAGAGTTATGCGTGGATGCACTGCCATCTCGGCGCCGCGACCGGTGGCGATCCCTGCGCGGCGGATGGCCGCTGGTTCGACGCCGTCATTCCTGGCTATCTCGAGCCGGAAAAGTTCCCGTTCCGCGCCGAAAAGGACGACTACTGCCTTTTCATCGGCAGGCTGATCGACCGTAAAGGCTACAAAATCGCGCAGGATGTGTGCGAAGACATGGGCGTGCGGTTGATTCTGGCCGGTCCCGGCACGCACCGGGGCTACGGCGAGCACGTCGGCGTCGTCGGACCTGAAGAACGCGGAAAACTGATGGCCGGAGCTCGCGCGGTGTTCGTTCCGACGATCTACGTCGAGCCGTTCGGCAATGTGGCCGTCGAAGCGATGGCCTGCGGGACGCCGGTGCTGTCGACCGATTGGGGCGCCATGACCGAAACCGTCATTCACGGTAGAACGGGTTTCCGCTGCCGGACATTCGGCGAATTTCGCCGTGGCGTCGAAAAAGCGCATACGCTGGACCCGCAAATCATCCGCGACCACGCCATTGACAACTATTCGCTCGACGTCATTGCGGTCGAATACGAGCGCTATTTTGAGCGTTTGAGCCATCTTTTCGGAGATGGATGGTATGAGGGCCGGCTTACTTGTGGCTGACGAGTTGATTGTGTAGATTAGAGCAATCAACAAATCGGACACGCGCCATGGCCGACCCCAATCCCTTCGTGCCCGGTTTCAGCTACTCGGGCTTTCAGGCCACCGACCCGGCGTCGCCATTGCCCGCCCCGGAAGTCGACAACGATTTCGCTAATGTGGCGACCGCGACTGAAGAACTGGTCAACGCGGTCAAAGACGTGCGTCGCGCCGACGGTGCCTTGCCGACGGGCAAGGTGACGCTCGACAGCCTGGCGCCGGAAGTCTCCGACCAGTTGAACGTTCCCGGCCCGACAGGACCAACCGGCCCCACGGGTCCGCAGGGCAACGCATCGACGGTTCCCGGCCCGACCGGCGTCACCGGTCCGACTGGCGTCACCGGTCCAACGGGACCGACCGGACCAACCGGTGCAACAGGCCCTGCCGGCGCGACTGGCGCCTCCGGTGCCAGCCTGGTCATCAAGGGCGAGGTCGCGACGGTTGGCGATCTTCCGGGCGGCGCGACTGCCGGCGATGCCTACAAAGTCACCGCAGACGGCCATCTGTACGTCTGGAGCGGGTCGGCATGGCTCGATCTCGGCGTCTTCACCGGCCCCACAGGCCCGACGGGCGCCACGGGACCGACCGGAGCCGGCGCCACGGGTGCGACCGGCCCTACGGGGCCGACAGGCGTCACCGGCGCGACAGGGCCGACCGGCGCGGGCACGACCGGCGCCACCGGCCCCACGGGCGCAACCGGCCCGACCGGCGTCACCGGGGCAACTGGACCGACAGGCATCGGCGCGACCGGCGCGACGGGTCCGACAGGCCCGACGGGCGTCACCGGCGCCACGGGACCGACCGGGCCATCAACCATTCCGCAGAACAGCAAGAGCGCCGATTATACGCTGGTCATCGGCGACGCCGGCCAGCACATCTTCCACCCCGCCGCCGACACGACGGCGCGCGTCTGGACGATCCCCGCGAATGCCAGCGTCGCCTATCCGACCGGCACGGCGATCACCTTCGTCAACGAGAATGGCGCGGGCGCGATCACGATCGCCATCACGAGCGACACGCTGCGCCTGGCCGGCGCGGGCACGACGGGCAGCCGCACGCTCGCCGCAAACGGCATGGCAACGGCGCTGAAGGTCACGTCGACGCTTTGGTATATCTCCGGCACGGGGTTGACGTGAGCCGGGTCGCCCAACAGATGCTGCTCGGCGGGGCTGAGAACCCGGCTGCGGAAATCTTGTTTCTCGGGAACAAGGCGACCGACGGTTCTGCGCGCTCCACGCACACCCTGACCGCCGTGCCATTCGGCGCGGAAGCCGGCACGCGCACGATCTTCATCATCGTGCATGTGCAGGCATCGGCCGCCGCGGACGCCGTGTTAAGCTCCGCGACCGTTGCAGGCGTCACGGCGTCGATCATCGCGTCTTCGGTCGATACGGTGGCATCGCCGGTCTACACCCTCAAGACCTATCTGTTGGCCGCCGTCTTACCGACGGGCACCAGTGGAACCGTCGTCCTGACCTTCCCGAATAACGTGTGGGTGTATCTCGGCATCTACCGTGTCGTGAATCTGCTGTCGATGACGCCTGTCGACACCGCCATCGACACCGCCGTCAACGTCACCACGAAATCGATCCAACTCGACGTGAGGAAGAACGGCATCCTGCTCGCATCCGGCCAGCTCTATTCCAAGAAATCGGTGAATATTACCGCCGGCGCGACCCAGGACTATTCGACGAATTGGTACACCGACCGCTACGGGCAGGGCGGCTCGCTGGCCGTCGCCGCCGACGAGACAAATCGCACCGTGACATTCACCCGCAGTTCCACGTCGGACGGCCTGAAGATGGCCGGCGCCGTGCTTGCCGTGTCGTTTCGATAGGAGAGAACAGTGGTGAACCTCGATCTCGGCTACACCCGGCAGCTTATCGACGAGAGCAAGGCGCAGGGCCTGCTCCGCAACCAGTGCGCTTATGTGCTGGCAATCTCCTATTGGGAGACGGCGCACACGATGAAACCGGTCATCGAAGCCTACTGGAAAACCGAAGATTGGCGCCGCAAGAATCTCCACTATTACCCGTGGTTCGGGCGCGGCTTCGTGCAGTTGACGTGGAAGGCCAATTACCAGAAGGCCGCCCGCGAACTCGGCGTGCCGTTCGACCAGGATCCGGCATTGGCTCTCGATCCCGCGAACGCGGCGAAAATCGCCGTCACGGGAATGCGCGAAGGCTGGTTCACCGGCAAGAAACTGGCCGATTACATCGACCTTCAGCATTCGGACTTCACCGGAGCGCGCCGGATCATCAACGGCAACGACAAGGCCGTGCAGATCGCTCGAATCGCTGACCAATACGACGCGGCGCTGAAAGGGGAGGGCTATGGCGTCGCGGCGTAGTCTCGTCCCCAAAACGCGTACCTTCAGCAAGCGCCTCGTGGTCGCGTGCGTCGCGCTGGCGTGGTGCGCGCTGTTTTACGCCATCTACGCTGCCCAAGCCACCGTCGCGGTCGCCGGCTTCACCTTCATCGCCGGCCTTGGCGGGACGTATATGGGTATTGGTCATATGGACCTTCGCCAACTGCTGCAGGCGCTGTCGCCGTCCGATCCCGCCAGCACCTACAACGGCCCGGCGATGCCCGAACCGCCAGGAGATCAGCCATGACGATGCGCATTTACGCCTTGCTTGGCGCTGTCATCGCCTTTCTGGCGCTCGGCGGCGTGGCGCTTTGGTACCGCGGCGAGGCGATTTCAGCGCAGGCCGCCGAGCGCCAGGCGAAAGCCGATCTAGCGGTCGCGAAGGGCGTGAACGACGCCAACCAGGAAACGATCGGCCGCATGCAGGCGCTCGCCGATGCCAAGGACAAGCTGCTCGCCGACATCGCCGGGCAGATCGCCAACATCAACGCAAATGTGGCCGACACTACGGCGGCCGTTCAGGGGCTGAAAGATGCGAATGAAGACGTGCGCGCCTATCTTGCTGGCGCTGTTCCTCCCGATCTCAGCCTGCAGCTTAACAAGTAAGCCTGCGGTGCTGGTTCAGCATTCCGTGACGAAGGAACGTGTTCCGGCGGCGCTCGTTAAGCCCTGCCCGAAGAAGCAGCGCAAGCCGTTGGTGACGACGAACGACATCGTCAACCGGCTGATCTACACCGAAGGCGCATTGGCTACGTGCTCGGCCCAGGTCGACGGCATCCGGCAGTGGGATTCAGGGCTTTAGAAATGGTGGATGAAGCGATGGACACCGGCGATCTCCGCGCGCGTGTGGTGGCACTCGAAAACTGGCGCGTCCAACGCGACATCGAAAGCGCGCGCCACGACGAACGGTGGAAGCACATGGACACCAAGATCGACGGCGTCGAGAAGAAGGTCGACAAGATTTCGAGCGATATTTCCCGCGTACTGTGGATCATCATTGCGGCGATCTTGACGGCAATCATCGCCTTCATGGTGAAAGGCGGCTTTGCCTCCTGATGCCGAACCCCAACAGCATCAACCCGAAGACCGGCAAGCGCTACAACTTCGTCGATCCGCGCCAGGCGGAGCGCGATCTGCACGCGATCGAGAAGGATATCGCGCTGCTCGAGCGCCAGAAGATGGCGCTGGAGGCCCGCGCCGATCTGCTGACGTTCACACGCTTCACGATGCCGGATCCGACGGACCCGAACAACGTTCACAAATCGCGCTACGAAGATGAGGAATTCCACCGCATCGTCGCGCGGCATTTGACCGATTTCGTCAACGGCACGCTCGGAACGAAGCAGCTTATCTTCGCGATGCCGCCGCGCCACGGCAAAACGGCCCTCGCGACTAAGAGCATGTCCGCATGGGTCAGCGGCAAGCACCCCGAGTGGGATATCGCGGTCGCCTCCTATTCCGACACCATGGCCGAAGACATGGGCGCCGACACGCGCGCCATCATGAACACGCCGCAGTTCAAACAGGTCTTTCCGACGCATCGGCTTCGGCGCGGCGGCAGCGCCAAGAACAACATCCAGACGGAAAAAGGCGGGCGCCTGGTATTCGTCGGCCGCGGTGGCGCGCTTACCGGTCGCGGCATGATGTTGGGCATCGGTGACGATCTGTTCAAGGACCACGAGGAAGCCCGGTCGCAGGCCGTGCGCGACGCCGCATGGAACTGGTTCACGAAGGTTTTCATGACCCGCCGCATGGGGCCGAAACTGGTCTTGCTGTCGATGACGCGCTGGCATTCCGACGACGTCATTGGCCGCCTGACCGACCCGGAAAACCCGCATTACAACGAAATCGAAGCGAAGAAGTGGAAGATCATTCTGCTGCCGGCGCTCGCCGAAGACAGCGATCCGCTCGGGCGCAAGGCTGGCGAGGCGCTGTGGCCGGCGCGCTATGATGTCGACTTCCTGCAAAGCCAACAGCGCCTCGATCCGCTTGGCTTCTCGGCGCTCTACCAGCAACGGCCGACCGTCGCCGACGGCGTCATGTTTCGGCGTGAGACGATCCAATATTACACGCCCGAGCAGCTTCCAATCGAGTTGCGCATCTATTGCGCCAGCGACCACGCGGTCGGCGAGAAGCAGCGCAACGACCCGTCGTGCTTTTTGAAGGTCGGCGTCGACAAGCAGAACAACATCTATCTGCTCGACTGCATCTGGCGCCGCATGGCCGCCGACGCGGCGGTCGAAGCGATGCTGGCGATGGCCGGCGGTAAGGACAGGCCCCTCCTGTGGTGGGCAGAGCGCGGCCACATCAGCAAGTCAATCGGCCCCTTCCTGCGCAAGCGCATGGAGGAAACCGGTACCTACATCAACATGGTTGAAGTCACGCCGGTCGCCGACAAGGCGACCCGCGCGCAATCCATCGCCGGCCGCGTCGGCATGGGCAAGGTCTTCTTTCCGAAAGTGTCGTGGTGGACCGAAAAAGCCGTCAACGAGCTCATGGCGTTCCCGAACGGCACGCACGACGATTTTGTCGACACTCTCGCGCACATCGGCCTTGGTTTGCAAAGCCAATTCGGGCCAGCTAAAATGGAAGCCAGGCCAGGGCCGGCGATCGGCACGCTGAATTGGCTGAAGCAGAACGACAAATGGGCGGAGGCACGACGGCGCGCTTCTGCAGGAGGCTTTGGTTGATTATGGCGGACTACAGCGATCAACAGACCGACAGCATTGACAATCCGGCGAGCGCGACCGATGCCGCGGCAGCGGCCGTGAAGACGCCCGAGCAGACCGAAGCCGAAAAGGCCCTGGTCCTGAAAACGGCGAAGAAGATCAAGCAGGACCGGAAGTTCCATCAGCCGGCTTTCGAGAAGATGCGCCAGGACATGTTCATGGCGCGCCACGGTCGCACGAAGGAATACCCGGAAGACTGGTACGTCGCCAATCTCTGCGGGCGCCACATCAAGCAGAAGACGGCCGCGCTCTATGCCAAGAACCCGAAGGCGATCGCTCGCCGGCGCGAAACGCTCGATTTCCAGATTTGGGATGAAAATCCGAAATCGCTGCAGCTTGCCATGCAGACGATCCAGACCGCGACGGCGATGATCGCGCCGCCGGTCGACCCGGCGACGGGGCAGCAGACGCTCGATCCGACCGGCGCCCCGGTCACACCGCAGATTCCGCCCGAATACGAGCAGGCGATCGCCACCGCGCAAGCCACGCTGGCCGATTTCCAGCAGGGCATGAAAAAGCGGACGATGATCCAGAAGATCGGCAAGACGCTGGAAATCCTGTTCGCTCAGGCGCTGCGCGAGCAGAAGCCGCTCGACTTCAAGACCGGCGCGAAGCAGCTTGTGCGGCGCGCACTGGCGACCGGCGTCGGCTATATCGAGCTCGGGTTTCAGCGCGAATATGGTCCGCGCCCGGCCATGATGGAGAAACTGGCCGACTATCGCGCCCGGCTCGACCATCTGCGCGTGCTGACGGAGCGCACGAACCCGGATGACCCGGAGCCGTTGACGGCAGACGATCCCGAGATCGCCGAGTTGCAGGCGTCGATAGAGGCGCTGCAGAGCGAATCGGAAGTCGTCATCCGCGAAGGTCTGATCATCGACTTCCCGCAGGCGACACGCGTCATCCCCGACCGCCTTTGCCAGCAGCTTGTCGGCTTTGTCGGCGCCCGCCACAACACGATCGAATACATGTATTCGTGCGACGAGGTTCGCGAGATTTTCGGCGTCGATCTCGGCAAGTCGTACACCGGCTATCGCCAGGACGGAAAGTCGAACGAACAGCCGGACAACCCGGCGACCATGGTCGATTCCGATCTTCCTGACCGCGCGACCTATTCGCCGGGCGGCAAAGGCACCGGCCTGGTCTGCGTGTGGAAGCATTACGACAAGGCCGCCGGCCTGGTCTACTACCTTGCCGACGGCTACCCGCAATGGCTGCGCGATCCCGCCGCGCCCGACGTCTTTGTTGAGGATTTCTGGCCCCTATACGCGCTGACCTTCAACGAGGTTGAGAGCGAGACAGAGCTTTTCCCGCCGTCGGATGTCCGGCTGATGAAAGATCAGCAGATGGACTATAATCGGTCGCGCCAGGGCCAGCGCGAGCACCGCAAGGCCGCGCGGCCGCGCTGGACCTATCCGAACGGCGCGATCGAGAAGGAAGACGCCGAAGCGCTCGCCCGGTCCGAAGCATTCACGGCAACTGGCATGAACCTTCCGCCGGAACGCAAGCTTGCCGACATCCTGGCCGTCGTGCCGGTGCCGGGCGTCGACCCGAATCTCTACGAAACCGGGCAGCTTTTCAGCGATATCCAGCTTGTCGTCGGCTCGTCGGAATCACAATTCGGTCTTACCGGCAAGGCAACCGCCACGGGCGAATCAATCGCCGCGAATGCGTCGGCCTCCGCCGACGGCTCCAGCATCGACGATCTCGACGCCTTCCTGACGGTCGTGGCGCGCGCCTCCGGTCAGATCCTGATGAAAGAGATGTCGTCGGAACAGGTCATGGCCGTCGCAGGCCCCGGCGCCGTGTGGCCGCCGATGACGCTGGAACAGATCGCCGACGAAATCTTCCTCGAGGTCGAAGCCGGTTCGACCGGCAAACCGAATCAGGCGGTCGAGATCAACAATTGGAAGGAAATGCTGCCCTTCCTGATCCAGATGCCCGGCATCTCGCCGAACTGGCTCGCCAGGGAGACGGTGCGCCGGCTCGACGACAACGCCGATCTCACGGAAGCGCTGTCGGCCGACATGCCGTCGATCATGGCGCAGAACGGCTTGGCGCAGATTTCGACGGGCAATCCGGCCACCGACCCGAATGCGCAAGGCGGAAAGGGCGCTCAGAACGCCCCGACCGAAGGCAGTCACACGGCGGGCAGCGGCCCCGCCTTCGGAGACAACAAGGGGAGCGGACCGGGATCGCCTTCCGTTGCCTGACGAGTTGATTTTGTCGACCATAGCCATCAACAGCCGGGGAGATAGCCAGTGGCAGCGCCATTGAGTGAAGAAGAAATTCGCCGCCGCATTGACGCGGTAAACAGCCATCCGACCTTGAACGCGGCAGCCGCGTCTTTGGGCATCGGTCCGTCGGTGCTTTCCCACACGATGTACACGCTTCGCGCTACGGGTCGGATGCCACGCGACGGGAAGCAGGCAAAGCCAGCAGCAGTCGCCCCGCCGACGCCGGTCGAAATCCGCGACGCCAATTTCTGGCGCAACAAGGCCAAGGCCGCGGAAGACCGCGTCGCCGAGAGCGAGCACGTCCTGCGCGAGATGGCCGGCATGTTTCAGCGCCCGCTCGTTATGCCCGAATGGACGGTCAAGCGCGATGGCGAGATCGGCCGCGCCGCCGGCCTGATCCATCTATCCGATCTTCACGCCGGCGAAGTCGTGCGGCTGGAGGAAACGGGCGGCATCAACGCCTATGACCCGGATATCTTCCGCACGCGGCTGCGGCGCATGATCGACGCGTCAATTCGCATCCTGCCGCGCTGGTCGTCGGACTGCAAACTGCTCGGCGTCGTCGTGGCGCTCAATGGCGACCTGATCTCGGGCGACATCCATGCGGAGCTTCGCGAGACGAACGCGCTGACGTCGCACGAACAGGTCGTGTTGGTCACGGACGAGCTCGGGGCCGGCCTCCGCAAGCTGGCCGACGCCTTTGGCGCGGTGATGGTCATCGTGACGCCCGGCAACCATGGCCGCACGACGGAGAAGACCCACGCGAAGCGCATGGCCGCGCTCTCCTACGACATCATGATCGGCAATATCCTGGCGCGCGAGTTCGCAAGCGACGAGCGGATTACGGTCAACTGCGCTTCCGGCGCCGATGTCGTTTTCCCGCTGTTTGGCTGGTCCGTGCTGCAGACGCACGGCGATTCCATGGGCACTGGCGGCGGTATGGGCTTCGCCGGCCCCGAACTGCCGATCGTGCGCGGCGGCAAGAAAATCAAGCTGTCCGGCTTCGCCACGGGCGAGCACTACGACGTGATCCTGACAGCGCATTACCACACATCGTCAAACCCCGGCGCGGTGCTCGCGAACGGATCGATGATCGGCTTCAACGAATATGCGGTGCGGATCCGCGCCGTTCCCGAGCCGCCGATGCAGTGGCTGGCGCTGGTTCATGAGCGTTGGGGCCTGCGCGAGCGCGTCCCCGTCGTCCTCGAGGAACCGCAGCCCCCGCGGCGAGCGCGCATCCGCGTACCGGCCGGTATGTCTGCGTCCTGAGTGTCGATTTTGTTGATCATGGTTGTCAACCAAATCAACACCGTGTAATTTAGGCCCCGAACCACAGGAGAATTTCGTGCCCGATTTGGACACAAACGCCGTCGAATCCGAAAAGGATACGCCGGTTCTGGACGCAGCGGATGCCTCGAAAGAGGCCGAGCAATCCGCAGACGCGAACTCGTCCGCCGCGACCGACGTCAACAAAGCCGAAAAGGACACCCTGTCCGTCGTCCGCGATGTGGTCGACGCCAGGACCGAATCGGCGGCCTCGTCAGCCGACAGCGCAGAAGCCGGTCAGAAGCCCGGCGCTGCTTCCCCGAAGGAACCGGACAACGAAAACTACTCCGATGTCCCGTTCAACAAGCATCCACGGTTTCAGCACGTCATCTCCGAATTGAAGACGGCGCGCGCCGACCAGCAACGGTATCGGAACGTCGAGGATTTCATCGCCGAACAGGGCTTGGACGCAAGTGAAGCGCACAACCTCTTGCTCATCGGCGGGCTGATCAAGACGAACCCCGCCGAAGCTTGGAAGCAGATGAAGCCGGTGGTGGAGAAGGTGTTGATCGCGGCGGGCGAACTGCTGCCGACGGACCTGAAAGCCATGGTCGACAAGGGCGAGATGAAGCCCGAAGTCGCCTTGGAAGTCAGCCGTTCCCGTGCAGCCGTGCAGTCCACCGAAGCGCGTGTCGAGTTCGACCGCCAGCGGCAGCAGAGCCGCCAGGCATCGGACGCGCACAATGCGATCATGGGCACCGTCTCATCGTGGGAAGCAGACCGCAAGCTTCGCGATCCGAACTTCGACGCGAAACAGCCCGCCCTCCAGCGTGAGATCGCGTGGCTGCAGACGAAGGAAGGCCGTCCGAACACCCCCGAAGGTGTGCGGGCGCAGCTTCAGAAAGCCTACGACACCGTGTCGGCGGCCCATGTCGCTCCCGCTCCAGTTCGTCAGCAGCGCCCGGCGATCCGCCCTGTGACCGGCGGTCAGGTCAATGGAAGCGTTCGCCCCGAGATCAAATCCACGCTTGATGCAGTCAATGCCGTGGTCGCTCGCCGGGCGGGCTGACAAGGAACACCGCAATGCCTTTTACGGCTGACGAACTCGCAGACATCAACAACATGGCGCTCGAGACCTACCTGGACAAAGGTATGGTCTTCAAGCAGGACGTAGCCAACAAGCCGATGCTCCAGGCTTTCCAGGAAGCCGCCGGCAGCTTCACCACGGGCAAGGAAAACGTCTCCTTCCTGGTCGGTTCCGGCTATGGCGGCGGCACGCTCGCCGGCTTCTCCGGCGACGACCAGCTTTCGCACTACAACCCGACCGGGTCGGCCCGCTTCCGCATGCCGTGGAAGGAGCACTATCTCGGCATGGTCGTGACGCAGACCGAGCTCAAGTACGACGGTATCGACGTCATCGAGAACGGATCGAAGCAGACCACCAGCGAAATGTCGGGCCGCGAGGCGCAGGCGCTCGCCAACATCTTCGACGAGAAGAACGAAAAGCTCGGCGCCGACTACAACTTCTCGCTGGACCGCTTGATCCACGGCGACGGCACGACCGACGTCAAGGCCCTGGCCGGCATCCGCGCCTTCCTGCTCGACGCTCCGGCGACGGGTGTGACCGGCGGCATCAGCCGCGCGGCCAATACCTGGTGGCGTAATGACGCCGTCACCGCGGCGAATGGCGGTGCGATCGCGTCGGCTTCGACCGGCGGCGGCGTGCTGATCACGGCGATGGACAAGGCCGCTCGCCGGCGTTCGAAGTTCGCCACTGGCCAGACCAAGACCCGTTACTTCTGCGGTTCGGACTTCATCGACGCCTACAAGGCCGAGATGCGCGCGAACGGCTACTACAGCCAGACCGGCTGGACCGGCCAGACGCCCGACGGTTCGATGGCCGATCCCAAGCACGCGGGGCTCCCGCTCGAGTGGGATCCGACCATGGATGACCTGAGCCTGAACAAGTACTGCTTTGCCATCGACATGGGCAAGCGCGGCCTGCGCCTGCTCTACGCCGACGGGCAGAAGTACAAGAAGCACAACCCGGCACGGCCGTATGACCGCATGGTCATGTACAACGGCATCTCCATGACCGGCGTCATGGTCGCCCGCCAGCTCAACACGTCTGGCGTCTACCAGATCAGCTAATCGGCGAGGGCGGGGCGCGGCCCCGCCTTTTCTCGCCTCTCATGGAGATTTGAAAATGAGCTCTCTCGGAATTATCACTGCAGTCCTTGCCTCCGACGTAGCCGATGACGGCACTGTCGCGGTTTCGTATCCGACCGGCCAGAACGCACAGACGCTCGCCGGCAGCATCGGCGGCGACCTGACGGTCGGCGATGGCGCCTATGGCGCATGGGAACAGGCCGATCCCGGCTTCTCCGTCAGCTATGGCGCGTCGACGATCACCATCACCAACCTGTCGGGCATCACCTGGCCGGCGGGGCAGACCCTGCGCCTGTCGCTCGGCACCGTGCCCCGTGCCGGATCTTACAATCTGACCGCTGGCGGCGCCAACGGCCAGGCTCTTGGCGCGCAGTTGCAGACCAAGGAACTGACCGCCACCGGCGCTATCCCCGCGGGCACCCAGGCGACCGAACTGAACCACGCGTCGGTCATCATCGCGGCGACCTACACCGTCGAGCCGAACACCATTCGTATCTTCAAGGATACGTCGGCGACCGGCACGGCGGCTCACACCGTCACGCTGACCGGCGGCACGTTCAACGGCACCAACACGATCGCGACCTTCAACGCCCGCGACGACTTCATCATGATCCACTTCGACAGCGCGGGCCGCGGTTCGGTCATCGCCAACGTCGGCTCGGTCGCGTTCTCGTAATCCCTAGCAGGGGCCGCACCGGGGCGCGAATGCCCCGGTAATTTTTCAGAAAAAGGAGACGACCAATGCAGACAGCAAATTGCCTGGTTCATGTCGGCGGCGACAGCGGGACGACCGTCCCAAAGTACGCCATCACCGCATCCGAAATCGCCGTGTTGCGCGCCATCCACGGCCCCGATTCGATCACCGAAGTCGAGCCGACCGACGACGTCCAGAGGAGCGACCGCAACGAGATCGCCCGGCTGCACGAAATCTATTCCCGGCCGGACGTCAAGGACGGCCCGGTCCACACGCTGTTTCCCGGCGTGGCGGCGCGCGCCTACCAGACGCTCGACGAACTGGAAATCCCGGCCGACTTCTACAAGGCCGAGAGCCGCGTGAAGCCGAAGCCCGCCGAAAAGCCGGCCAAAGCCGGCAAGGCGAGGAAGGCCGACGCCGAGCAGGCGCCCGACAACGTCGAAGCGACGCTGGCGGAAGAAGACAAGCTGTTCGACTGAGGCTGCATGAATGCGCGGAACCACGCTGGTCAAATTGCTGGACGATCTGCGGGCGGAAGCCCGCTTGTCGCTCAATCCGGCGCACAACGCGCAGAACCGCTCATCCCAGGTGAAGGCGCTCCAGCGCGAGCAGGAGCGCCTTTGGGAAGACTTCGACTGGCCGCATCTGCGCATCTACCCGCAGCAGCCCGTGCAGGCGGGCCAGCGCTACTACGAGACGCCCGAGAACATGCTGATCGACCGCATTGAGCGGGTCGAAATCTTTCTCGACGGATACTGGTGCAAGCTGGAGCCGGGCATCGACGCCTGCGAATATTCGGCTTGGAACAGCGATCTCGACGCCCGCAGTTGGCCGCCGCGCAAGTGGAAGTTCAACGAGGACGAAGATATCGAACTTTGGCCGATCCCGAACATCAACGCGGATCCCGTGACGATGAACGGGATGCTGCGCATCACAGGCATCCGCAACCTGAACCCGCTTGTGGCCGACGATGATCGCGCCGATCTCGACGATCTCATGCTTGTCGGCTTCTGCGCGGCCAAGATGCTCGCCTCGAGCGGCGCCAAGGACGCCAAGCTGACGCTCGACGCGGCGAATGCCCGCTATGCCCGGCTGCGCGGCCGGCTGACGCCGCGATCGCAGTACAAGATGTTCGGCATCGGCGAACTGCCGCGCCGCCGCGAAATCATCATCGGCCAGTACCGCCCTGCGGGAACCTGACCCATGGGAGAAATTTGGGTCAAGGAATTCTCAGGCGGCCTTGACGCCCGGCGCATGGTGGAAACCACGCCCGGCGGCATCCTCATTCAAGGCAGCGACGGCCATCTGACGCGCGGCGGCGAGTTTGAGAAGCGCGCCGCCTTCGTGCCGACCTACAATTTGCCGCCGGCGACAAAGGGCCTGGCCTTCACGCGTACCGGGCTTGTCGTGTTCGGCAGCGCGGCCGCGCCGACGCTTCCCGACGGCGTCTCCTACCAGCGTCTGCAACACCCCGACGGAACGCCGTTCCTGATCGGCGTGCCGTCCTTCGATCTCTACGCAGGCAAGATTTACGCCGTGGGCGTATTTTCCGACGGCAGCATTCATCACTTCTACGATGGCGTGCGCGTCGAAGACTGGTTCGACGGCCGCGCCCGCGCATCGTTCCGCGTCACGGCCGGCAACGCCACGGGGCCGTCGACCATCTCGGCGATCACCGTTGACGGCATCGCCATCATCAGCGGCGCCGTCAACTGGACGACCAGCAACGCAGCCACGGCAACGGCCGTCGCGGCGGCCATCAACAGCGACACCACGACGCCGGAATACACCGCGGTCGCAGTCGACGACCAGGTGACGATCGTGGCCGACGATCCGGGTACCGCGGCGAACGGCAAGGTCGTGGTCGTTACGGTTACGTCCGGTTTCGGCGTAACTCCGGCCGACGGCCTCGTGATGGCCGGCGGTGCGGAGGAAGCTGACACCTTCGAACCGGGCGAGTTCGTCAAGACGATCGGGTCCAAGGTCTATTCGACCAGCGGCCCGAACATGCATTTCTCGGGCATCAAAATCCCGACGGGCTGGACGACCGACAACGTCGGCGCCGGCTTCATCGACATGTCGAGCGAAACGTCGGGATCGGAAGAACTGATCGCGCTGGCGAAATACCAGAACTCCGTCGCGGTCTTCGCCGAGACAGTCATTCAAATCTGGTATGTCGACCCCGACCCGACGCTCAACAAGCAAAGCCAGGTGCTGAACAACACCGGCACCGGCAGCCCCAAGTCGGTGACGCAGTTCGGCGATAACGATCTGTTCTACCTCAACGAGAGCGGGCTGCGCTCGCTGCGGGCGCGCGATGCGTCGAACGCGGCATCGACGACCGACATCGGCAGCCCCGTCGACCCGCTGATCACTGCCGTCCTGGCCGGCATGAGCCCTGATGCGCGGCAGAAGATCGTCGGCCTGATCGAGCCGCGCGACGGCCGGTTCTGGCTGATCATGGGCGACCGGATTTTCGTTTTTTCCTTCTTCAGCGGGGCCTCTGTCAGCGCATGGTCGGAATACATTCCGGGTTTCACCGTGGACGAAGCCGTTGTGTTTGGGCGGCGTGTCTATCTGCGCTCCGGCGATACGATCTACGTCTATGGCGGGCTCGACAGCGATCTCACATACGACGACACGGAAGCCGTCGCGCAAATCCCCTATCTTGACGCCGACAAGCCGTGGAAGCCGAAGACGATCACCGGCGTCGATGTCGCGGCGCAAGGATCGTGGAAAATCTTCACGGCCATGAACCCGAACAATCTCGAGGCGCAGGACGCTATCGGCACGATTGCGGACGTGATCGCTGACACGACCTTCAATGACGGCCGCATCCCGGCTCAGGGCAAGTCGACGCATTTCAGCTTGATCTTCAAGAGCCAGGGCAACGGCTACGCCAAGATCGGCTCCTGCGTCATCCATTTCGAGGCCGATGGCGATGATGATTGACGTTCCAAGCGTCGACCATGTCCGCTATGTCGCCGACCATATCCGGCCGAAGGACGCGGAGGAATTCCTGGCCGTGTCGTTTGCCAGCAATCGCGCCGAGCTCGCCGACACGCTGGTCCAGCGCTACGGCGCGCATCACGAGGCGTATTGCTTCAGCGATGACGACGGAACGCCGGTCGCCGTCGGCGCCATGGTCGAAGGTCGGCCGAACGTCATCACGCTCATGTTTTTCGCCACGGAGCAGTTCTGCCGGCTGGCGCTGCCGATCGCACGCTTCACCAAGCGCCGGCTGTTCCCGAACTATGTCGACGCGGGCGTGCACCGGATCGAGTGCATTTCGATCGCCGGCTACGACCAGGCGCACAAGTGGATCCGGCTGTGCGGCATGAAAGAAGAAGGGGTGTTTCGCGGCTTCGGGAAGAACGGCGAGACGTTCCACCAGTTCGCTTGGATTGCCGACGATGTTCGTTAGGCTCGCCATGGACTACGACGAAGCGGCCTTCCTGCAGATGGCCGTCGCCAACATCGAAGAAACGCTGCCGGGCGAACCCTACAACGTCGGCAAGCTGAGCGATCTTTTTCGCCGTGGAATCACTAAAGCGCAGCCGACGATCTTCGTCGTCGAGCACCGCCGCAAGGTCATCGGCTTTGCGATGTCGTATATGTTCGACTTCGACTACCGGGATGGACATTATACGACGCAGCGGGTAATTTACGTATCGCCGGAACACCGCGGAACTCGGGCAGCCGTTCTCCTCGTCAAAGAGCTTGTGCGCTGGAGCAAATCGACAGGCGCAGTCAAGATCGAAGGCGGTAACGACAACAGCTTCAAATCGGATCGGACAGCAGCATTTTTGGAGCACTTCGGCTTCAAGCGTGTCGGGCACCATCTCGAAAAGCTTTTGTAGGCGAGCGCGGCAATGGGCGGCAAGAACGACGGCGCAGACGAGGCCAAAAGGGCGCGTCAGGACGAAGAGGCGCGCCAGGCGCGCATCCGCCAAGGCACGCAGCGCATCAACACCATTTTCGACGGCGGCACCACGACGAGCGGCCAGCTTGCGAAGGGCGCCGTTTACGATCCGACGAAGACCTACTACAACCAGGACGGTTCAGTCTGGACACCGGCCGCTCCGTCGGCGCCGGGGCATGGCGCTACCGATTTCGCCAATGACCTGCGCAGTTCTCTCGGCGCGATCGGCGGCGGCTCGTCGAGCAACCACGGTTCCTTTTCATCGATAAACGACGTCCCGATCCTGGGCGGCATCGTCCGCACCGCGTCGCGCTACCTGACGCCCGAGCAGCAATTCGCCCAGGCGATCAAGAATGGCGGCATCTTTTCGAACAAAACGACCACGACAGGCTTTGATGACAATTTCTTCGACGCGCGCAAACAGGCATACCTCGACTATGCCGACCCGCAACTTCAGGATCAATACGGCGACGCGAACCGTCAGTTGACGTTCTCCCTGGCGCGCAGCGGCTTGCTCGACAGTTCGGCCCGCGGCGAAAAGCTTGGCGATTTGCAGAAGCTCTACGACACGCAGAAGCAGGCCGTCGCCGACAAGGCGCTGTCCTACGAGACGAGCGCGCGCAATTCGGTGGAAGACGCCCGCGCCAACCTGATCCAGACGCTGAACGCCACGGGCGACGCAGAAGGCGCCGCCAATTCGGCCCTTGCCCGGTCGCAGGCCCTGTCGCAACCGGACGCCTACAGCCCGCTCGGCCAGTTGTTCACGGACTTCACCAACGGGCTCGGCATTCAGGCCGCGCAGGAGCGGTCATATGCTGCCGGCGGCGCGAAGCCGCTCTACAACACGGGCCTGTTCTCCAACGCCGGCCGCGTGTCGGTGACGCAGTAGGAGGCGCGAGATGTGCGATCCAGTAACCATCGCGGGTATTGCGCTCACCGCTGGCTCGACGCTGGCTAATACGATTGCCGCGAACAAGGTGAAAGCCGCACGCAACAACGTTTTGGCCGCCGAGCGCATCCGCCAGAACGGGCTCGACCAGGAAGCGGCCAACATCAACACGCAGTCGCAGGACCGCTATCAGGATTTCGCCGGCCAGCAGGGCGAGAAGGCATCCGAGCTCGGCCAGTATTTCGCCGGGCAGAAGATCGAGGACGCCAACGCCAACCAGGCCGCGACGCAGGAACTGAACGTGCCGCAGTCCTCGTCGAACATCACGGTTCAGGAGGAACAGAAGCAGCGCGACAAGGCCGACGCCTTCGGTCAGCAGCAGGGCGAGGCGTTGGGCAATCTGCGGTCGTTCGGCGATCTGCTCGGCAGCATCGGGCGTTCGCAGGCTCGTGACGCCGGCCTGATCGGTCAGATCGGCGGCTTCAAGCAGGGATCGTCGAGCGTCGTGCCGTATGAGCTTGATTCGGCCAACAGCGCCGGCGACGGCCTGAAGCTGTTCGGCGACATTCTCGGCCTTGGCGGCACCGTGGCGCTCGGCAAGGGCCTGTCGGCCGGCGCCGACCCGACGAAGGTCTTTCCGAAAGCGCCGGTCATGGCGGCGTCAACTGATCCGTGGGTTTCGAATGGCGTGAACCTCCGTGTTCCCACGGGCAACCTTTATGGGCTGTACTGATGCCGATTCGCTCGTCAGGCTACTACAACAATCCTCAGTTCGCGCAGGCCGCGTCGAACCTGGCGTCGCTGTTCGAACCGCCGAGCGGCGCGGATGCTGCCGGATGGGCCGCGGCCAACGCGAAGAAGGCCGAAGCCGCGCGGCTCCAGCAGTTTTTCGACTATCGCAACGACCCGAATTTCGACCAGGCGGCGTTCGACCGCATGGGCGTGGCTGCCGGCGCGTATCAACCGAATCAGTCCTACTACAGCGTCGACCAGGACAACGCGGCCAAGCGCTACGGTTACGACACGCAAGCCGCGACGCAGCGCGCCACCAACGCCGCCGATAACGCCCGCGCGCTCGAAACGAACCGCCTGACCGAACTCGGCAATCTGTTCACGCCGCTGAGCGAAGGTCAGGTGCGCCCGGCGCTCCCGGCCGACATTGCCGGCCAGTTCGGCGCGCCCGGCGAGTTGCCGCAGACGGAAGGCCGCGAGAAGCCGCTGACCGACGATCAGTTGAAGGCGGCCATTCTCAGCACCATGCCGCGCAGCCAGCAGGAAGCCGCCGCCTTCGGCAACACGCCGGTCGAGAATGTTGTGACGCCCAACGGCCCGCGCATCGCGACGCGGCTTGACGCGATCGGCCAGGAACCGGCCTACGAGCCGAAGGGAAACGGCATCACGACCACGCTGCCGGACGGCACTGTCGTTCAGGTCGGCGGCGCCGCCAAGCCGACCGAAGCGTCCGACAAGGCCGGCATTTTCTACAGCCGTGCCGCGCCGGCAAGCGCCAATCTGGACGCGGCGGTTGCGAACGGCTACCAGCCGAACGATCTGGACTATGAATCGTCGTTGGGCGCGACCAGCGGCTTGCCGAACGCTGTCACGCGGCACGTCATTTCCGACAGCGGCCGCAAATTCTACAGCGACGCCCAAAACTTCATGATGAGCATTCTGCGCCCCGACACCGGCGCGGCTTTCGGCAACGACGAATTCCAGTCCTACGGCCGTGTTTTCATTCCGATGCCAGGCGACAGCCCCGAACTGATCAAGCAGAAGTCGATCGCGCGCCAGACCGCGCTTGCGGCGCTGCAGGGCACGTCGCGCGGCGCGGCGGAACAGATCGCGGGCATCTTGGCGGGCCAGGGCTTGCCGGTCCCGAAGGAAATGGCCGCCGTGATTGCGCGCGGTGGCGTCAGCGGCGGCAAAGCGCCGATACAGGCTGCTCCCGGTCCGGCGCAGGCCGCGCCCGCGCAAGGGGGCGGCATAGACGATCTCGTGAACAAGTACAGGACCAAGTGAATGGCGACGCTGCCCGAACTTGAAGACGCCCTGCGCAACGCCGACGCCGCGGGCGATACCGCCGCAGCGCGGCAGCTTGCCGACGAGATTGTGCGTCAACGTTCGGCCACTCCGACCGCTGCGCCCGTGCCGTCGCAGGCCGCGCCTACCGAACAGCCGATCAGCACCGCCAAGGACGTCGGCGAATCGTTCGCGTCCGGCGTGCCGCGCGGCCTCGTCGAAACGGCGATGTTTCCGGTCACGCTGTCGCGCATGGTCGAAGGCGCCGGGAATTATCTCTACAACAAGGCCGAAAACGGCGTCCGTTATGCCGTCGGCGCGGATCCGCTGTCGGAGCAAGAACTGGCGCGGCGCGAGGCCGGCATCAACGCCTCGCCGGCCTATGGCGTTCAGGACCGCACGCGCGAGATCATGGACGCCGTGCTGCACAAGCCGCAGACCACCGCCGGCGAATACGCGGGCACGATCGGCGAGTTCATGGCCCCCGGCGGCCTGCCGTCACGGGGCGTGCGCGAGGCGCAGGGCGCTACGCGTGTCGGTCGCTACGTCGAAGAGTTGCTCGGCAACGTGCTTTTCCCGGCCGCTGCGTCGGAGACGGCCGGACAACTGACGGAAGGCACGCCCTATGAAGGTCCGGCGCGCTTTGTCGGCGCGCTCGCCGGCAACGCAGGGGCCGCCGCCACGCGCGCCCACAATGCGCCGGAAGCGGCTATCCGCCGCGCCACGGAAGGCACCACGGATGCCGAGTGGCAGGCCGCGCAGGCGCTGCAGGACAACAACACCGGTATCGCCCTGTCGAGCCCCGAAGCAGTCGCGCAGGCCCGCGGCGGCGCAAGCAAGCTGCGCGATCTGCTGCGCGTCGTCGAAGGTTCGACGACCGGCGGCAACGTTACGGCGCCGTTTTTCGCGCAGCGCCCCGGTCAGGTCGACACGGCTGTTAGTAACGTGCTGGATCAGATCGCCCCGGCGAACGCCCGCCCGGCCAATCTCGGCGGGCAGGCGGCCGAAGCCGCGAACGCTGTGGTCGACCAGACCCGCCAGGGCATCAACGCGCAGACGCGCCCACTCTACCAGACGGCCGAAGCGCAGACCGTACCGGCCGCGCAGTTTCAGACAATCCAGGCCGACCCGCGTTTTCAGGCGGGCTTGGCGCGTCTGCGCGGCAACGCCGAACTCGCGCCGGACTACGCGCATCTGCCCGACAACTCGATCGGGGTCATCGACGCCGTAACGAAGGACTTGAACGCTCGCGGCGAAGCGCTCGCGAATGCGGCTAACCCGCTCTACGGCCCCGAACTCGCGGGCCGCAGCCGCGAGGCCGCCGCCGACGCCCGCAACCTGGCGAGCACTACATCGCCCGAATACGCGCAGGCGCTGGCCGAACAGGAGGCGTTGCGGCGCACGCAGTTGAACCCGCTCGAGCGCGGCCCGGTCGGTCAGGTGGCGCGTGCCGGCACGACCGACGCGGCCAGCAACGCCATTCTGCCGCAGAACCCGCACGCCGATTCGGCCGCTGAAGCCGCTGACGCCGTCGCACGTCTCGCCGCGCAGGATCCCGAGACAACGGCCGCGCTGGTGCGCCAGAACCTAGCCGACCGCTATGCGGCGGCGCAGACCGAGACGCAGGGCGGTAGCCGCGAGGCAGCGGGCGCCAAGTTCCACAAGGACGTCGCCGGCAACGACACGCGCCAGAACGTGCTCGACGCCGTGCTGCGGGCCATTCCCGGCGGCAACGTCGCCGCTGATCGCATGGACGAAGTGCTGAACGTGCTTCAGGCCACGATGCAGCGCCACGCGCCGGGCAGCCAGACGGAGGCGAATCGCATGATCACGTCCGATCTCGGCGAGCGTTCGCCGGTCGGCCGGCTGTTCGATCTGGCGCGCTCGGCGGGGTCCACCTTCGTCACCCAGGCCGGCGACGCGGCTAAGCGGGCGCAGTTGCGCAGCAGCTTGGCCGATCTGGCGGATATTTTGACCGGACCGGATGCCGTTCAGCGCACGCGCGCGGCGGCCGATCGGCGGCCCCGTGTCAGCTACCCGGAAGCAGGCTTACGGACGCTGTTTGAAGGCGGGCAGACGCTTTACGATCCACGCGGCGCGCGGTGACGCTGATGCTCGTCGACAAACTTCTTCAATGGGGATTCGGGTGGCTTGCGGCGCAGGCCGCGATCGACCAGCGCGCCGATGCCCTTCGGCAATGCCAGAAGCGCTACGAAGAACCAGAACAGCAGAAGGGCGCCGAGCACCCACAGCACGATCGTCCAGAACATGACGATTGAATAGCAGGAATTATTCCGTATGTCGATTGACCCGATCGCCGCCTACATCATCCAAGCCGCCAAGGCCCGCGGCATCGATCCGGACGTGGCGCTGACCGTCGCCGGCGGCGAGGGCGGCACGAATAATCCGTTCCGGCACGGCGAGGGGCCGGCGCCGCGCACCCAGGATCCGAAGTTCGGCCGGCTGGAAAATTCATTCGGCCCGTTCCAGCTTTACATCAGCGGCACCGGCGCGGGGCTCGGCGACCGCGCCGTGGCCGCCGGCATCGACCCGCGCACGAACTGGCAGGGCGGCATCGACTTCGCGCTCGACGAGGCCAAGCGCGCCGGATGGGGCCAATGGTACGGCGCGAAAGCGAAGGGCATCACCGGTCGTATGGGGATTGGCGGCGCTCCGGGGCCAGGACCGGTCACGGCATCCGCGCCGTCACCAACCCCGCAGCAGCCAACGGCTCTCGGCGATCTGGTCGCCCCGGCGCCTGTCGCGCCGGCCAGCGCGCCGCCCGGCATTGCCGACGCGATCGCGACGTTCATGCAGAGTCGGAAAGATCGGGAAGAAGCCGCGGCGGCCGAGCAGGCGCGCCGGCAGGCGCTATTCGGTGGCGGGCTTGGCGGCCTTTACGGCTGACTACCAAAAGCGCTACCAAAATTTTCCGGTTGATCGAATTGACCGGAGGTTTACCGGCCAATTTTCTCAACGAAATCAGCGATTACAACCAGTTTGTGACAGGTCCATGAAGTAAAGACCGTCAGAAACCGTCATACTATCGTTAGTTCGACGGTTGATAGTTGATTTTATTCACTTTCGTTATTTTCTGCGGATTGCGATGTGATTTCTGCGGGTCTTTGTTGATCAAGTTGATCGCTACCAACTACCAAATCGCCTAGCGCGCTACCATGCCAGCTATCAAGAACTCGCAATCCAGCCGTCGGATTTTTCAGGTCGAGGTATTGCACCGGTTCGCCTTCCGCAACGACGATCAGCATATCGTGGTAGCGGGCCGTTTTAGCGTTTGGCGGAAGTTCCGCGACGAACGAAAACCTTTCGATCTTGGTCACTCGGCTGCCTCCAAAACACCGCCCGAGATCGTGTCGACGGCCGCTTGCAAATCGTCCTTCGCGTGATGTCCGTAAACCTCCGCGATCATCTTGACGCTGTTCCCCAGGACGGCGGCCACGATGTAGATCGGGACGCCGCGACGGACCATATGAGTGGCCGCCGTGTGCCTGAAGACGTGGGGCGATATGCCGGTGGCATACGGCCGTCCGCGCTTCGACTTCTTCGGCTCCGCCAGACCGGCTTCGATCACGATGCGCTGGACGATGACCCACACGCCGCTGCTGTTGTCGAGCACCTTGCCGCCGGCCCGCTCTTCATAGGCGCGCTTCAACACCGGCAGGAGCGCTTTCGAGATCGGCACGGTCGCGCGGCGCTTCTTCGTCTTGCGTCGGCCGGGGACGTCGTAGCGGATGGTGTTCGTTTCGAAGTCGATCCGATCCCAGGTGAGATCGAGAATCGCCTGTTCGCGGGCTCCAGTCTCGATCGCCAGCCACAGGAAGCGCTCGCCGCGGGAGAGGCGAGGGCCGTCGCGCAGGCGCGCGGCCGCGTCGAGCAGGCGCTGAATCTCTTCGGTGCGCAACCAGCGATCGCGAGCCTCGCCGGCGTTCGGCAGCGTCAGCTTGTGGGCAAACTCGGCAGGGATGATCTTGCGGCGCGGGTCGGCGCAGAAGCGCACGGCGGCGCCGAGATAGGCGAGCTCTTTGCGGACGGTCTGCGGCAGCACGCGGCGGCCAAGCTTCCCTGACGTCCGCTTAGCGAGATAGTTGTCGGCCTCGTTTTGCGTCAGCCCGTTGGCGGGCAGATGGCCGAAATACGGCTCGAGGTTCTTCCAGATGTCGCACGCCGTCTTGTCACTAGCCAACTTCACGCGGACGTGCTTCTTCAAGTATTGGTCCCAAATATCGGCCAGGGAAAGGCCGGAGCCGGGCGCCGCAGCGTCGTTCTCATCTACCGTGAGCCACGCTGCGAAGAATTCTTGCGCGCGAGCCAGATCCTGCGTGCGAGTGCTGACGCGCTTTCCGATTCGCTTCTCAGTCCAGTGGACGTACCAGGTGCCTTTTTTGTCCTTTTTGAGATAGGGGGCAGAGCCGGACATTTAGTGCGCTCCAGATACTGTATTAGGTCTTGCTCATCTATTAGTACAGGTCGACCCGGTATATAGGCCAACTCGCCTATTTTCCGCAGCCGTTTGACTTTCTGTTCTGAGCAGCGAAGTCGTTCCGCGACTTCAGCCTGCGTGAGCAACACTGGGTGTATCTTTCGCCAGGTTCAGCAACTTCAGCGCGAGATCGACGGGCAAACGGCTGTCGATCACGACGAAAGCGTAGGCCGAATCTTCAGGGTCGATTCGGAACGACATCGTGTTGCGGCGGCCTTCCATCGAACCGTCGTAGCCAGGCCACAACTCATTCGGGGCCATGCCAAGCACTTGCGCCAACTTCTCAATATTCTGCTGCGTCGGCACGGTGCGGCCGTTCACATAGTTGCTGATGCTATCCTTGCCGAGCGCGCTGTGCCGCGCGAGATCGGACTGACGCCAGCCCTTCTTCACCATCGCCTTATGCAACCGGCGACCGAAATCGGCTTTCGCCATCTGTCGGGCGTCGTCGGCGACAAGTGCCAGTTCCGCCCCTGAGTCCGTAGTCTTGTCCCTAGCCATCCGGCTCTCCTGTTCATCCGTTTCGCACCCCGGACCATTCACTATTTGTTAACGCGAGTTAACGAGGGTTGATTGATCCGTAGTCGCAATTTAGTATGGCGGTTGATTGCCGTCAAGGACAATTTGTCTGATAGTTTGTTGATTCCGAGTTGACAGATCGACAAATTGTCCGCTACAGTTAACCGACAAACGGCGAACAGTTCGGCAAATCAAGCCGGCACCACCTAGGGGTTTCAGGGCAGGGGCAGTGTTCGACACGCGCACATTTCTTATCGAGCAGTTCACCAATCCGCAGAATGTTCTTGTTCTGTTCGCGGCGTATGGTGTAGACTGTCCCTCCTTGTCGGCAATTGAAAAATGGTTCGCGAGGAGAAGTATTCCCGGCGAATATCTGCCTATCTTGCTTTGCATACTGGAGCTAGAACGGGGGAAGCCGTTCAGCCTGACCAAGTATTTCAAGCCTTAAGGGGGCTACGAATGAAACAAACGCAGTATCAGAAGGAAGCCGGACTCTTTTTCGCGATGGCGGCAGAACTACGGCACGCCTATCGCGAAGGCGGTTCAATTGTCGAGATCGCCGAGCTCGTCGACGAAATCGATACGTTCTGCCGCTACACCGACTACCCGGCGCTCCGTGAGCGTGGCGCCGCCCTGCTGAGTCAGTCGCGGCTCATGGCTACCGGCACCGCGACCTAGCGTCGTTTTACCCAAATCGTTGATTTTGGAGTCTATTGGAATCAACAATGGTCGACGAAATTGTTGTGGAGTTGGCCGGAGCGCCGATGGCGAAGGAACGCGTTCGCGTCACCAAGGTCGGCCATGCCTACACGCCTCAACGGACGGTCAACTATGAGGCGCGCCTGGCACACGCCGCGCAGATCGCAATGGCCGGTCGTCCGCTGCTCGACGGACCGCTGGCGGTCGTGGTCACGATCACCATGCCGATCGCCGAGAGCAAGCCGAAGAAGTGGCGGGAGGCCGCCCTGGTCGGCAAGATCCGTCCGGTGAAGAAGCCGGACTGTGACAACTTCGCCAAATGCTTGGATTCGTTGAATCTTATCGTCTGGTCGGACGACAGCCAGATCGTCGATCTGCATGTGGTGAAGTTCTACGGCGCCAAGCCGTCATTCAAGGCGGTGATCGCGCCGCTGGTCAGCTACGAAGGGGCTTTCGCATGACGCTCGACGAACTCAATGCCCGCTTGGACGAGCCGCTGCCGGAATGGCCGATCGACGCGCCGCCGCCGAATCCAAAGCAAATCTACGGCGATAAGAAGCCGCCACTGGCCTACATCCCACTGTCCGCACAGTTGGCCGAGCTCGAAGCGCTGGTCGACGGGATGTTCAAATACGGTCCTCTCAATTGGCGTGACAACCCGGTTGAGGCCATGACCTATATCGAGGCGGCGATGCGCCACATTCAGCTTTACAAGGTCGGCGAGGAACTGACGCGCGACACCCTGGTCAAGAATCTCGGCGCCGTGAAAGCGTGTTGCTCGATTCTTATCGACGCAGCGACCCACGGCACGCTGATCGACAATCGCCGGCACAGCCCCGCCGAAGCCGATCTGCTTTACGAGGGCGAAGAATGGATGGCCCGGCTTAAGGCCAAACAAGCAGAACGAGCGAGGGCTGCAGAATGAAGATCGCACTGGACTACGACAACACCTATTCCGCAAGCCCCGCCTTCTGGCGAGCCTTCGGCACCCTCGCGCGACTACATGGGCACGAGGTCCGCATTGTTACCGCGCGGGACGAGCGCCACGATCGCACGGCGCCGCTGATCGAAGTCGAGAAGCATTTCGAAGTCATTTACTGCCGCGGTATCGCCAAGAAATGGTATCTGACGCACTTCGGCGGCGGCTTCCAACCGGATGTTTGGGTGGACGACAAACCGGAGTCGATCTTGGAGAATTCGGCTTTCTCGCCGGACGGCCTGGCGCAGTGGCGCGCGGCCCGAGACGAACTTTCCGCTTGACCACATCGTTGATTAAGTTGATCATAGCGATCAACAGAGCCTGACGTTTTTGCTTGGCCGGAGCGCCACCCCTTGACGACCATGATTCCCAAGCCGACCCAATTGAGCGGCGCTGCTTTCCTCGCCAGCCGGCCTTACGCGCTGCTGGCGGATCGTCCGCGCGTCGGCAAGACTGGCTCTACGATCATCGCCGCCGACTATGTGATGGCCGAGAAGATTCTCGTCGTCACGACTGCATCCGGCCGTGGCGTATGGAAGCGCGGTTTCCCGTCCTGGTCGGCCTTTGACCGCCCCGTTCAGGTCATGACCGGCGGCGCGAAATTGGACCCGAAAATCCCGTCGGCCATCATCAGTTGGAACGGCATGTCGACGCCGTCGCTGCGCGTCGAGCTCCTGAAACGCAAATGGGATTTGATCGTGCCGGATGAGGCGCACAATGCCAAAGCCTTTAGCGCGAAGCGGACCCAGGCGCTGTACGGCACGCTGATCGACGACGGCGCCGTACTGAACAAGACCAGCGCGCTCACCAACACCACGGAACGCATGTGGCCGCTGTCGGGCACGCCGCTGCCGAACAGCCCTGCCGACGCCTATCCAATGCTGCGGGCGCTGTTCCGTGAGCGGCTGACGACCGAGTACGGACCGACCGACGTCACGAAGCAAAGCGACTTCATTGAGCGCTACTGCCGGATGCGCCCGATGAAGATCGGCCGCGGCTTCATGGCGCGCTACATCGACGTATTCGTGGAAGGCCGCAATCTCGACGAACTGCGCGCCCGCGTCGCCGGGCTGTTCCTGCAGCGCACGCAGGCCGACGTTGGAATTCTGGAACCGGATTACGAAACGATGCCGCTAATCCCGCCGAAGGCGTTGCCGGCGGAATTACGTGACCAGAAGCGCGGTGAGCGGATTTTGGAAGCGGCGCGCACCGGCGACCGCTCGTCGCTCGAAATGCACATGGGGCCGCTGCGCCGGCTAACCGGCGAAATCAAGGGCGGCCTGGTCGTGGAAGCGATCAGCGAAGAACTCGATTCGACGCTCGACAAGGTGGTGATCGCCTACTGGCACAAGGATGTCGGCGCGCTGTTGCTCGACGGCTTCGCAAAGTACGGCGTTACCGGCATTGATGGCTCGACGCCGAACAAGCGCCGCTCCGAAAACGAACAGCGGTTTTTGCACGATAAGAAATGCCGCGTGTTCCTGGCGCAAATACAGGCGGCCGGCGAGGCGATCGACCTGTCGTCGGCATCCAATCTCATCTTCGCCGAAAGCAGCTTCGTTCCGAAAGATATGACTCAGATGGCGTCGCGGGTGTGCAACCACGGCCAGATGACCAAACCCCTTGTTCGCGTGGCGACGCTCGAGGGCAGCATCGACGACGCACTGCAATCCATCCTGCTCCGCAAATGGAGCGCAATCAGAGAGGTACTAACGTGAGCATTGAGATCAAGATTTACGGGGAAGACGCCGGCCACGCGCTGCGCGAGCTTCGGGACTTCGCGGTCGGCCTGCAGGGTCGTCCCGCTGCAATCGGGATAGCGGAGGCGCAGAACTTCGCCGCCGAAAGTGCGTCCGACGAGTTGATTTCGTCGGCTGAGACGATCAACACGTCAGTTGCCGATGAAGTGCTCGGCACCAATATCACCGGCGCCAACGACAACAAGCCCGCCCGTGTCCCCGGTCAGCCGTCGCCGGGCAAGTCCCGCCGCACCAAGGCCGAGATCGCCGAAGATGATGCCGCTGCCAAGCTGGCGAACCATGAGCGCGTCGCATCGATCAAGGAGGACGTGCTGGCGGGCGCTGCCGAGCAGCAGGCGGCCTACGACAGCCCCGAAGACGCCGCGCAGGACGCAGCCGACGAGGCCGCCGAGACGGCCGCCAACAAGACCGGCCTGACCCACGACGATCTGCGCCAGGCCGCCGGCCGCTACCAGAAGAAGTTCGGCATGGCCGCCGCCGTTGCCGGCGTGCCCGCGCTGCTCGGCTGCGCCATCGTCGATGTGCCAGAAGCCGATCTGGCCGCTGCCATCGCCAAAATCGACGCGGCCGTTGCCGCCGACGCGCCCGGTCCGGTCGACGACGCTCCGGTCGAGAAGCCGGCAACCAAGGACGATCTCGTGGCGGCGATGAAGCGCTACGCGCTGAAGTTCGACGGCCAGGACGTGGATATGAACGCCATGCCGCACACGATGGCGGATTGCCCGGCGATCTTCAAGCTGCTGTTCGGCGACGGCGTCGAGAAGCTGTCTCAGGTGCCGGCTGATGGCTACGCCAAGACGATCGCTGCGATCGACGAGGCGATCGCCAAGAACCCGTTCAAGCGCTAGGAGGCCGCTGTGGAAATTCGGCCTTGGCCGCACGATAAACGCTACGGGGTGACGCGCGACGGTCGCGTGTTTCGCCTCGTCCCGGTGGGCAGATGGCCCGCCGGGGAGACGACGCAGTATCTCGGCAAACGCGGCTACTTTCTGACGTGTGTGGCGGGCAAGGTTCGGCCGGTACACCGCCTCGTCGCGGAGACGTACATCCCGAACCCGCTGAACAAGCCGGAAGTTGCGCATAACAACGGCACCCGAACCGACAACCGTGACGCAAATTTGCGGTGGGCGACTCGGCAAGAGAACGCCGACGATATGCCCGGCCACGGCACGTTGATGTTCGGAAATGACCATGTCACCCGAAAGCTGTCGCTCGACGAAGTGAGGCAGATTCAGGTGCTGGTGGTCGGAAAACCGCCGGGCCGGAGGCCCTACCATCGCGAGGTCGCCGAGCAGTACGGCGTCACGCGCGAATGCATCACCCGCATCGCTAACGGAGATAGGTGGATCCGTGCAACCGCATCATGAAAGGCTTCACGCGACCTGGAGCGCTTCGGCAACCGCCAGGAACGTTCACTGTCCGGGGGCGCTCACCTTGGCGCAGTTTGCGCCGCCGCAGAAAGAAAGTCTGCACGCGGCAAGAGGGACGGCAGCACATTCGATTTCGGAAAAGTGTCTGCGCACCGGCGTCGATGCCAGCACCTTCCTTGGCGAGATCGAGAAGACCAAGGAACGCGAAATCGAGATCGACGAAGAACTGGTCAACTCGGCGCAGGAGTATGTCGACTATTGCCGCGAGCGGATGGGCGACTTTGTCGAGTTCTGGATCGAGCAAAAATTCGATCTGTCGGCGCTCGGCACGCCTTTCGACGCCGGCGGCACTGGCGACTTCGTTGCCTACTGCCCCGAGCAGAAAACGCTTGAAGTCGTCGATCTGAAGAACGGCATGGGCGTCGTCGACGTCAACGAGAACCCGCAGCTTCGCACCTACGGGCTCGGCGCCCTGCTGGCGCATCCTGAACTGGACGTCGAGCGCGTCACGGTCACGATCGTTCAGCCGCGCGCCCCGCACAAGGACGGCCGTATCCGGTCGGAAACGTTCCACGTCGCCGATCTGATCGACTGGACGGCCGATCTGCTGAAGGCCATGCAACGGTCGAAGCAGGCCATGGACGAGTACGCCGCAGCCAAGGGCAACACCGTGTTGCTCGACGAGTGGCGCGACAAGTGGCTGAAGCCGGGCAAATGCACGTTCTGTCCGGTCGAAGGATCGTGCCCGGCGTTGAAGCGCGACGCCTTGTCGGTCGCGGCGGTCTGGTTCGACGACATGGATCAGCCCCGGCTCGGCAACGCCGCGCTCGACACGGATCCGGCCTCTCTCAACCGCGATCTGAACATGATCCCGATGCTGGAGGACTGGATCAAGGCCCGCCGCGCCCTGGCGCATTCCATGGCCGAGCAGGGCGTCGAGTTCGAAGACCACATGCTTGTCGACAAGATCGGCAACCGCAAATGGGCCGACGACACGACGCCTCTCGTGGCGTCCATGCGGGAGAACGACGTCGATCCGTTCGCCGAGCCCAAACTGCTATCGCCGGCGCAGCTCGAAAAGCTGCTCGGCTCGAAACGCAAGGCTCTGATCGAGCCTTTCGTGGTGCGCGAAGTCACTGGCACGAATCTGGTGTCGCGCACCAAGACCACCCGTTCGGCCGCCAAGACCAAGGCCGAAACCTACTTCGAAGCTCAACCCTAGAAACGGAGAACCATCGTGGCGACTAAATTCGCAAGATCCGAAGACTTCAAGACCCCGCCCTGCCGCCTCTCGTTTGCGCAGCAGTTGTTCAAGGCCCGCGCGCAGAAGAACGGCAAGCCGAAGTACGGCTGCACGCTGATCTTCCCGAAGGACGTCCGCGCGGCGCTGGAGAAGCATGTCGGAGCCGTCATCCTTGAGCAGTGGGGCGACAAGGGCCTCGAGCGCGCCAAGCAGGGACTGATCAAGTCGCCGTTCCTGGCCGGCGACGGCAAGGAAGCCCGCGCCAAGGAAACCGGTGAACTGCACCCCGGCATGGGGCCGGATGTGTTCTTCATCCGCGTCCAGGCCAACGAGGACCGCCCGCCGGTCGTTCGCTACAAGGATCCGAACATCCCGGCCACGCCCGACGAGGTCTATTCCGGTTGCTACGGCTTCGCCGTGATCAACGCTTTCGCATGGCACAACGACGAGAACGGCGACGGCGTCAGCTTCGGCATCCAGTATTTCCAGAAGACCAAGGACGGCGAGCGCATCGGCGGCAGCGGCCAGGTCGACCCCGAGAAGTGGCACGAGAAGATCGCCGATGAGGGCGATGCGCCGCAGGAGACGAAGCAGGGCGCCGGCGCCGGCGGTTTGTTTGGCTGAATAGTTGATTGCGTCGATTGACGCGATCAACAGACATGGCGGCGGTCATGGTGGCCGCCGCCCAACCCACAGGAGACGATCAGGTGAGCATTTGGTTTTACGTCTTCGCCGTACTGGCGGCGCTGGCATGGATAGGGGTGTTCATCAACGCCCAAAAGCAACGCGCAACGCGGATGGTCTACTCGCTGCTGATGGTGGCGATCTGGTCGGCCCTCGCCCTGCTTTCGGGAGGCTACATTGGCTGATCAAGCGCACACCAGCGACGGCAAAGCTCGTCCTAACAACGAAATCACCGAGACCAGCCAGACGGTCGCCGCCGGCCAGCTTCGCACCATCATCGAACGCATCGAGAGGCTCGAGGAATCCAAGAAGGAAATCGCCGACGACATCAAGGATGTCTACGCGGAGGCGAAAGGCACCGGCTTCGACACCAGGGCGATCCGCACCATCATCCGGTGGCGGAAGAAGGACCAGGCGGAGCGGCAGGAGGAAGCTTCGATCCTGGAGCTTTACGCCTCGTCGCTCGGAATGGTCGGGGTCTTCGGGTGAGCGCCCGTTTCGCCCAAACCACAATCCACGCGGAGATCAGGAAGGCCACAGACCGGGCCGTCCTGATCGTCATGGATGACGGTTCCGAACATTGGGTGCCGCGCAGTGTCTGCCTTGACGGCGATGTGGTGGCAGTCGGTGACGACGATTTGATCGTCGCCGACTGGTGGCTCGAAAAGGAGGGCTTGGCGTGACCATCGACGACGTTCTGCGCGCTCGCGCCGGGGAGCGGCTTCGGCTGTCCGTCTTCCCGGCGTCCACGGGCTACCAAGCCAGCTTGTCGTCGGACGACGGCAAGTCCTGGCGCGTCGAGATGGCCGACACGCCGGACACGGCATTGAAAAAGGCGCTCGGCATCTTGCCGGGCGCATCGGGTCAACTGTGGACGCCGGCTTCGGCGGCCCCGACAAGCGGAGCATTCGACTGATGAGAGACACGTTTTTGTGGTCCGCTGCGGACAAAGACAAAATCGCCGCCTTACTGGTGCAGGGCCTGTCAGCCAGCCAGATCGCCGCGAAATTCGACGGCGTCGGGCGCGGCGCCATCATCGGCGTCATCCATCGCGACGCGCGGTTGAAGGCGATCGGGTTGGCAAAGCGCCCCGGCTTTGACAAGCCACAGGCCACGACGGCGCCCGTCGTCAAACGGGCGAGGGCCCCGCGTCTGGCAAAGCCGCAGTTCGTCACCCGGCCTGAGCCGGCCGCGCCGGCGCCGCTCAATCTGCCGCTGCACGAACTCGACAGCAAGCAATGCAAGTGGCCGGTCAACGACGTGCCCAAAGGCGGTCGGTTTCTGTTCTGCGGGCACGGACCGCGCGTCGAAGGGTCGCCGTACTGCGCCTATCACCATTCGCGCGCCCGTCGTGTTGATTTGGTTGATCGGTGAGATCGACATGAAGGTCCGTATCAGCGATCACGCCCTGGTGCGCTGGCTCGAGCGCGTCCACGACATCGACATGAACGATTTCCGCACGAAGCTGGCGGCGATCGCGCAGCCCTTCCACGACGCCAAGCTGAAGCACGCCGAAGTCGGCGGGCTGTGGTTCGTCTTCGACGGCGGCGTGCTGGTGACGGTCACGCCGACCAAGCCCTCGATCAGCCAGTTACACCGCCACGACCGGGACGACCGCAACGGCACGGGCAAGTTCGGCGACACGCCGCATTGGAAAGCCGCCAAGCGAAAGAGGCACCACCGATGAGCGTCGAGATTATCCACGGCGATTGTCTCGCCGCCCTGAAGACGTTGCCCGACGAGAGCGTGCATTGCTGCGTCTCCAGCCCGCCCTATTGGGGGCTGCGGGACTACGGCGTGTCGGGTCAGATCGGCCTTGAAACGTCGCTCGGCGAACACATCGACATGCTCGTCGACGTGTTCAACGAGGTCCGGCGCGTGCTGCGCAAGGACGGCACCCTATGGCTGAACTATGGCGACGCCTATGCCAGCGCACCCAACGGTCGTTCTGCTGCCGACGTCAAGGCGCTCGGCAACGACGACCGGACCTTCCGCGACAAGCCGATGTCGACCATCGGCCCTGTTCGGAAATCGTTCCGGCGGGACGGCGAAGCGGTCATGCCGGCGAACCGAGCGGCGACCCCGGAACTGAAGCCGAAAGACCGCATGATGCTGCCGGCGCGCGTCGCGATCGCGCTGCAGGAAGCCGGCTGGTGGCTGCGCGATGAGATCGTATGGCACAAGCCGAACCCGATGCCGAGCAGCGTCAAGGACCGCACGACGCCGGCCCACGAGATGATCTATTTGTTGGCAAAGTCGCCGCGGTATTATCTCGACCCGCTCGGCCTGCGCGAACCAGCCAGTGGCACCGCACACGCGCGTCGGTCGATGAAGATGCCCGACGGTTGGGATACTGGACCTGGTGCTCACGGCAAGGTCCACCGCGCCGGCCGCGAAAAGGGGCGCACGGATCGACAGCAGCAGATCGCCGACGCGAGCAATCCGAACACGCAGCGCACCATGGGCGGCTTCAACGCTTGTTGGGATGAGAAAGAGCGTAAAATCGCCGAAACGAACAGCGGCATAAAATACAACGAATCGTTCTCGGCGGCGACAAGCGCGGACGTACTCGATTACCGCAACAAGCGGTCCGTCTGGACCGTGCCGCCAAAGGCGTTCACCGACGCCCATTTCGCCACCTTCCCGCCCGATTTGATCCGGCCCTGCATCCTGGCCGGGTGCCCTGAAGGCGGCACGGTGCTTGACCCGTTCTTCGGCGCCGGCACGACCGGGCTCGTCGCTATGGAACACGGCCGCAACTGCATCGGGATCGAACTGAACCCGGCCTACATCGACATCGCGCGCAAGCGTCTCGGGCTGCCGATCGGAGCGTTCGCATGACGTTGGAGATCGATTTCGAAACCCGATCCGCCGTCGATCTGCGCAAGCGTGGCGTCTACAACTACATGGCATCGCCGACGACCGCGCCGCTGATGGCGTCCTATTCGATCGACGGCGGTCCCGTGCGGCGCTGGCGCCCGCCGCAGCCGTGCCCGCCCGACATCGTGGCGCATGTGATCGCCGGCGGCATGATCAGCGCGCACAACGCGGCGTTCGAACGGCTGCTGTGGCAAATGGTCTTGACGCCGCGCTATGGCTGGCCGGCGGTGCGCACGGAGCAATTCCGTTGCACCGCCGCTACCGCTGCGGCAATGGCACTGCCGCGCGATCTCGACAGTCTCGGCGAAGCGCTCGACCTGACGGTGAAGAAGGACAAGGCCGGCAAGCTGCTGATCCGCAAGTTCTCGATCCCGCGCCGCGCGCGCAAAGGCGAGAACCCCGACGGCCTTTATTTCAACGAGCCGACCGATCTGCCCGACGACTTCGAACGCTTCCACGACTATTGCGACGACGATGTGCGCACCGAAGCCGGCGCCGACAAACGCATGGTGCCGCTGTCGGCCGACGAGCAGGACGTCTATGTGCTGTCGGAGCGCATCAACGACCGCGGCATCCGCATCGATCGCCGCTCGGCGTCGGCGGCGCTGCGGCTGGCCGAGAAGGCAAAGAAGGCGCTCGACCGGGAAATGCGCATCGCGACCGACGGCCATGTGCCGGCGTGCTCGCAACCGGGCAAGCTGGTCGAATGGGTGCAGAACCAGGGCGTCGTCATGAACTCGGCGGCCAAGGCCGAGATCGAAAGCCTGCTGGAACTGGACGATCTGCCGGCGAATGTGCGGCGGGCGATCGAGATCAGGCAAGAGGCCGCGAAAACATCCGTGTCGAAGCTGCAGGCGATGCTCGACCGCGCGTCGGCGGACGGCCGCGTGCGCGGCGCCAACATCTACCATGCGGCCGGCACGGGCCGTTTCCAGTCTGTCGGCGTGAACTTCAACAACATGCCGCGCCCGCGAAAGGTGTTCGACGATGCGCATCTCGACCGCGAAGCCTTGTTCGAAGCGTTCCGGTCGGAAGAGCCGGATTGGCTGAAATTCCTCTACGGCGAGAAGCTAGGCCGACCGCTGCATCTCGTCTCCGACGCAGTGCGCGGCTTCATCTGGTCGGCACCCGGCCACGATCTGCTGCAGGCCGACTATTCCGGTATCGAAGGCGCGGTCATCGCCTGGTCGTCGGACGAGGAATGGAAGGTGCAGGCGATGTTCGACATCATCGCCGACGACACGCTGCCGGACATGTACCGGCGCACCGCCGCCGGCATTCTCAATCTGCCCGTCGAAACGGTCACGAAAAAGCATTGGGCGCGCCAGGCCGTCGGCAAGGTTTCGGAGCTCGCCCTTGGTTTTGGCGGCGGGGTATCGGCCTTCCATTCGATGTCGAAGAATTACAGCGTGAAGTTGGATCCGCTGTTCGAACCGGTGTGGGCAACTGCCGACGAGGAACGCCGCGAAAAGGCGATCAAGCGCTACGAGGGCTGTCTGAAGCGCGGCAAAGAAAAGACCGACGAACTATCGCGCGAAGCATGGCTGGCGTGCGAGATCATCAAGGTCGGCTGGCGCGTCACGAACCCGGCTATCGCTCGTGGCTGGCATCTGCGCGAGCAGGCCGTGCGCGAGGCGATCCAGAACCCCGGCACGGTCACGTCGGCGCTGAAATGCTCCTATGTCGTGCGCATGGGCTTCCTGTGGTGCCGGCTGCCGTCGGGCCGGTGCCTGGCCTACGGGTCGCCGCGGCTGCGCGACCAGGTATGGGCCGAAGTGCTGCTGCCCGACATGTCATGGTCGGACGCCGAAGTCATGGACCGCGAGACGGCCGAGAAGCACGCGCTGAAAGGCACGGTGCGAATCAAGGGCGCAACCTCGCCGTCCATCTCGGCGCTCGGCGTCGACAGCGTGACGAAGAAGTGGCAACGGTCGCATCTCTATGGCGGCCTGCTGGCCGAGAACGACACCCAGGCTATCGCGCGCGATTTGCTGGTCAATGGTATGCGCAAGGCCGAAGCCGCCGGCTACCCGATCATCGCGCATGTGTATGATGAAATGATTGCGGAGATTCCTCGCGATTTCGGTGATTTGCGCGAGTTCGAAAAACTGATCTGTCAGCTTCCGCCGTGGGCGGCGGGGCTGCCGCTGACGGCCGGCGGTTTCCGCGGCAAGAGGTATCGAAAGGACTGATTCGTTGATCGTTTGTCGATTAATGGTTGACTGATCAACGATTCTGACATACAGTAAACGGCATTGCTGCTTTTGCAGAGACTGACGACCACTCAGGAGGATGCCATGTAGAGCGCAGCGCGGGGCGCGCGGATAGCAACCCTGTCACGCGACATTACGCGAAGAAATAGCCCTTTTGAAATGCAAGCGACCAGCCGCGAAGCTGGAGGCGGCCCCTGCCAAAGTGGGGCATCGAATTTCACCGGAGACGACCGACGTGACGCCTTACCAGATCGAAATCGTGCTGCATTTCCACTACAGTCCCGAACCGTGGCCGCGAGCCGACGCGCCGGCATTCTCGCGGACGTTGAGCGGTCTGATAGGCGATGACCTGTTGAGCGGTCTGGCTGGGCCGGGGTGCTACGAGACAACGCCGCGCGGCAAAGCCCTGGTCGACATGTGGTGCTCAACTCCACTGCCGAAGATGCGATTCGTCGACCCTCGCTTCGACAACTAGACCGGAGATTTCATGGGCACCAAGACGAAATACGGCCGTCCGACCGAGATGCTTGCGGTGCGCGTGCCGGCCGATCTGCACGACGCGCTTAAGGCGGAGGCATCGCGCAAGGGCAAGCCGAAGTCTGAGACGGCCGTCGATATCCTGGCGGCCGCGCTGGAGCCTGAGAAACAAAGCGCGTTCGAATAGGAGACGACCAATGAAACTGCGATTCGGCATCCCATCATTCACGCGTTACAGCGACTATTGGCTGCTGTGGATTCCTCTGTTTGTTGGCAGCATCAACGTGAAAGCGATCGACGAACCGCTTCTTTTCTCTGAACGCTACGGCAAGCGAAAGCCTCCGACGATAGTGCTCGGGCGGTTTCGCTTCTCATGGGTGCGGTTCAGATGATCGAGGAACGCATCATCCCGTATGGACTGGAGCCGGTGACGAGCATCATCGACGAGACGGTCGCCGCGGCCAAGACCTACATGCTACGCGGCTTTGTCTACTCGATCCACGGGATGCACAAGCACGCCTGCGGCTGCCAGTTGAAGGCCGCGAAGAAATATCGCCGGGCAAAGCGACTGGTCGCGATGGAACGGTTTTGGGGTTTTCGCGGATGACACTCGACGACATCCGCGCTGCCTATCCGCCACTCGGCTTCGCCATCTATGCGCTGGAGCCAGGCGGTGACGTGATCCTCGAGGTCCATTCGCCGGAAGCCCTGTTCACCTTCACCGGGCCGACCACGCAAGCTGTGCTTGACGCGGCCTTCCCGCCGGAGCCGATCGAGGCCCCGCCGCCCGCCAATGCGTTTGACTGATGAGTTGATTCTGTAGATCGCAACGACCAACGGAGACGACCGATGTTCAACTACCAACGCAACGTCAAGAAGATGCCGCCGCAACTGTTCGGTCGCGAGATCGGACCCAAGCCGAAGACGCCGACGCTGGCGGAACGGCTGCGGGAATATCGCGCCACACTGCGCGACGAAGGCCGCGAGCCCGTCGACGAGTTCTGCCGGCGCGGCGAGATCAGCGCCCGCTTCGCGTATTTCGACTGAGGGGAGGGCGTCATGGATTACGTGATCATGGCCGTTGCGTTCGGCCCGGCTGCACTGCTGGTCGGTTGGGCGCTGTGGGTGAAGCTCCACGAGCCGCCGGCAACCAGCTTCGACGATTTCCTTGAACATGAAGATTTTTGGGGTCGGCAATAACGCCGCCCTCGCAACAACGGAGACGACCCGTGCCGAGACACACCCTCTTTTTCGATTTCAGCGGACCCTTGGTTGAATACAGCGACGGCATGCTACGCGTCGAAGACCTAAACCCGCACGTCCAAACGCAATGGCGCATGAGCCGTTGGGAACTGTTCAAGTTCGGTCTTCGCGTCCTGCTTGTAGCTTGCGCGTTGGGCAGTGCTGGCTGTGCCGGCGGCACGGCCCGCCACGCCGACCTGAACCGGGACTATGCCCGCAACTGCGGCTACGCCATGGACGAGCTCGGGCTGTGCCGCGCGCTGCCGGGAGGGCGGCAATGATGCCGGATCAACAGGTCATCGACGCGCTTCGGTCGCAGCTTTCGGCCGTCTCCGCAGCGATCGGTTCCGTGCGCTTCATGGATCCGCCTGACGGCGGCGATGTGTCTCTAGCCGAACAGGTCACGCGGATGCGTCAAGCGCTAGAACGCGCCGAAGCGGCGCTGGTGGACATGCAGATAATCATCCGCCATGGCGATGGCGACACATCCGATCGCCTATACGCCTGCGAAGAGGTCATCCACATAGCTCAGGGCATTCGCGCCCTCCCCTCCCTTCCCGAAGCGCAAGCCGTGCCGGTGGGGAAGGCGCTGGAGGGCGTCGACTACAGTCGAGCGCTCATCCGGCTTAAGGCTGGCGCTTCAATGCGGCGCAAGGAGTGGCGCCCGAACAAATGGGTCGTTGTCGCACGGCCTTCAGATAGTCTATCGTATCTTGAAATGGTCCTGTCCGACGGGAGACGTGCACCCTATACGCCAAGCCGCTGCGACCAGTTCACCGATGACTGGATCGATGCCGCGGATATCATTAGGCGAGACTGAATGCCTGACCACGCATCGACCGACCCGATCGTCCTGGCGCTGCTGGACGCAATGAAGGCCCGGCGCATCAGCGCCACGGATCTCGCCGCCAGCGCGGGCTATGACCGCAAGACGCTGACCGATCTGAAGCACGGACGCCACTCGACGCGCGTCAGCACGTTGCGCGATCTCGGCGCCGTGCTCGGGCTGGAACTGGCGTGGCGTCCTGTCGGCGGTGCGGTTGATCGTGTTGATTGCAGCGATCAACAAAACGGCGCATAGTAGCTGGCTCCGAATAACGACGACCAAGGGGGCTCCGTGACCGACGACAATGAACCGGAGTTCCGGCTGCTGGTGTGCGGCGGCCGTGATTTCATCGATCATAAATATCTGCGCGAAGCCATGAATGCTGCTGTTGGCATGAAGCGCAACGTCGTCGTCGTCATCCACGGCGCGGCGCGCGGCGCCGACCGGCTCGCCGGCGAGATCGCCAAAGACGCGCACGTCACAGTGCGCGAGTTCCCGGCGAATTGGGACCGTGACGGCCGCGCCGCCGGTCCTATCAGAAATCAGCGCATGCTCGACGAGGGCAAGCCACATCTGGTGCTCGCGGCGCCGGGCGGCAACGGGACAGCCGATATGGTGCGCCGCGCCAAGGCGGCGGGCGTGCGCGTCATCGAAATGGATCGTTCATGAATATACCCGCTGAAAACCATTTCTTGCGCTTGTGGGCGCTCGGCTACCAACGCCTCGTCCCGATCATCCCGCCCGGCGCGCCGATCTCTGAGCGTTCCAATCTGTTCAAGCGCATCACCGCCGGCGACGATGCCCGCGGCAAGGTTCCCGGCATCAAATGGGGCGACGGCACCTGGTCGGGCTTTGACTTCGTCAACCACGAATCAACCGAAGCCGATCTGCTGCGCTGGCACGACATGGGCGCCGGCGTCGGCATCAAGACCGGCAACGGGCTGATGTTCGTCGACAGCGACACGCCGCTGCTGGAGCACGCGCGCATCGTCAAGGAAGAAGCCGAACGGTTCTTCGGCCATCTCTATCCGCGCATCGGTCGCGAACCGAAATGGGGTTTCCCGCTGCGCACGGATCCCGGCTTCCGTTATTGCCGGATCGAGTACGGCGAGCGCGACGAGAAAGGCCGCCTGCGCGACCGTGTGGAGGTTTTGAGCGAGGGCCGCCAGTTCGTCGCGGTCGGCATTCATCCGGCCACCGGCAAGCCGTATCGCTGGCCCCAGGGCGTGCCGGCGCTGGCCGAGATACCATTCGTGCCGGCCGAGACGATCGAAGCGTTCTTGGCGGCCTGCGCGGCGCGTTTGCCCGCTGCTTCGGCCATCGTGCAGGAAGGCGCTGCAACCGACGTTGACCAGGCCGGCTTGAAGGGCGATATCGAGCTAATCCGCAAAGCCGTCGCGGCCACGCCGAACACATCGGCGCAATTCCCGACGCGCGAGGCATACCGGGACTATGGCTACGCGATCAAGGCGGCCACGGTCGACAGCCCGGCCGACGGCTTGGAAATCTACCAGGACTGGTGCGCGCGATGGGTGGACGGCGAGAACGATCCCGATATCGTGGAAGCCGATTGGTCGCGCATGAAGCCGCCATTCCGGCGCGGCGCGTCGTGGCTGTACGAGATCGCCGGGCGAAATTCCGATACGGATTTCTCGGCTGTTGCGGTGGCATCGAAGTGGCACGAGCAAGTCACGGCGCAACCCGAATCAATCTTCGGTGCCGACGAGGCGCCGACGCCAGCGAAAAAGAAATTCGAGTTTCTGTCATTCGACGCTGCGGCCGACGGCGCGCTGCAGGACGCGCGCGCCTCGCTGATCAAGGGCTTACTGGATCAAGGCGCAATGACGGTGCTCTACGGCGCCTCTAACGTCGGCAAGACCTTTGTCGCCATGGATCTGGCCTACCACGTCGCCAGCGGCACGCCATACGCCGGCATGAAGACGGAAAAGGGTTGCGTGATCTATGTTGCCGCGGAAGGCGGCAGGGGCGCCAAGCGGCGCGTGCGGGCGCTGCGTGACAAATACCAGGCGCAAGGCGTCCAGTTCCTGCTCTTGCCCTCCAGCGTCGATCTACGGCGCCCTGACGCGGACCTGAAGCCCTTAGTGTCGGCCATTCAAGCGCTAGGCGTGCCGGTGATGCTGATCGTCATCGACACGCTATCGCGCGCCATGGCCGGCGGCGATGAAAACTCGTCGGTGGATATGGGGTTCATCGTGAACCATTTCGACGCGCTGCGGGCCTATACGTCGGCCCATCTGCTCGTTGTCCACCATAGCGGCAAGAACGCCGCGCAAGGGGCGCGCGGGCATTCACTGTTGCGCGCGGCGACCGATACCGAAATTGAAGTCGCTGAAGGATCGATCGAAGTGACCAAGCAACGCGATCTGGATAAGTCCTGGTCGTCGGGCTTTGCGCTCGAGGTTCGGACGCTCGGGGTTGATTCGGATGGCGATCCGATAACCTCTTGCACCGTGCGCTTGGTCAAAGATGCGGGCGTGTCGGTCGGTGTGGCGACACCAAAGGAGGCAGACGTGTTGAAGGCCATGGCGGATTTGGCGGCCTTGTCGGTCGATCCGAATGCCGGCGTTTCGGTCGCTGAACTGGTCGAATATTTCAACAGCCGGGCGGACGATATGTCCGACAATGCGGTGCGGATGTTGCTTAAGAGACTGTCCGCTAAGGGCCTTGTGGACAGATTGTCCCGTGGTCGGTGGAAATCAGCATCGGTCGCGATTGGTCAATCAATTGGTCAGAACGTTTTTCAATAAAAAACAATGGCTTATGCGAATTGGTCGGAATTGGTCAAAATTGGTCAAGCGAAAAGGCAATGAATTGGTCAATTGGTCAACGACACTATACGTTGACCAATTGACCAATTGCCCGGCGTCGTCAGGCCCAAAACAGGGCCAAAGCAAATTCTACGGAGGCGGCTTGATTCTGTCATACAGATACGCGGCTGCAGCGCCCGCTTTCGACGGCAAGCCCGCCAGGACGAGAAGCAGGAGGCCGACGACAATCCCCGCGACGATCATCACCACGCCTCATGCGTGATCGGAGCGCCGAAGCGCCTGGCGCTGTTGAACAGCATCTGCATGTGAAGTCCCTCCGGCTGCAGCGGTTCGACAGCAGGGCCTTCCGTGCGGGATCCGTCCGACCACTCGACGTAGGCAGTAAGCTGGTTGTTGTCGCGGTAGTGGCGCGTGTATGCTTTGACGATGGTCACGGGCATTCCTCCTAGTGGATTGGCAGTGTTGGGGCGATTGCGATGCCGTACAGCGTCACGGCGGCGATGAAGCTCGCCACCACGGCGAGCTCGAGACAGGCGCGGGCAATGTCACGCATTGGCGCTCACCACGACGAAAGCGGGAGCCAGGGCATCGGTCAGCACGAACACGTCGCCGCGCTCGTCGGGAAGGCCGCCAGAAAACCACGTGCCGCCCCAACCGAATTTTTCAGCGAGGGCCTTTGCAGCGGCCCGGTGGTTGTCGTCGGCGTTCAGGGCGTAATCCCACGAGACGATGACGCTACCAGCGGCGGCCCGCGCCTTGATGCGGGCGCCGCGATGGTTCGTCGGGGCGATGAAGCGGGTGGTGATGGCTTGACGGTGCATGGTCGGTTTCCTTCAGGCAAGGCTCCGCCGTGGCGCGTGATGCGCGCGGATCGGCCGGAGCGGGTTGAGATTGGTTGCGGTCTAGTCGGCGGGATCGTAGACGGTGAATTCGTCCTCGCTAATGCCCGGTATCGTCGCGGACATGTTCACGGAGGCGCTGCAAACGATCGTATCGTTGTCGCAGCGAATAGCGGCAGTCTGGGCCGCATCTTCAAGCTTGGCGCGCTTCTCTGCGGCGCTCAGGGCATTCCACTCGTCCCGGTCAACCCAGAAATGGATTGCGGCGGATATCCGCAGTTCCTGGCTGATCTCAATCATGTTGTCGTCCATGGTCGTTACTCCGTTTCAGGTTTGTCGATTGGTGCGTGCGAGGAAATCAACCGTTCAGGCGCGAATCTCGCGGATGATGTCGAAAGCCTGGCCCTGCAGCACGTCGCGCATGGTGTCGTGAAGCTTCATGACGCGTTGAAGCGGGTTCAAATCGAGCCATGCGGGCAGGGAGAACGTTGCGGTCGCTTCGCCGTTCACGCCGCGGCAAGTGATGGTGATTGTCTGTCTCATGATTTCTGCTCCAGCGCGTATTCGCGGTTTTGAATGCGGGTGAGGGTGATGGTGGCTTCGATGGTCCAGTAGCCGAAAGGCACCAGGAGGATGGCTAGGAAGACGATCATTTGGGCCGCTCCGTTTTCTGTATGTCGGAATTTGTATGTCGGAATCGTCGATCAGTCAACACCTAAAATCAACTAAATCGACAAATGATCGACGAGGCGCTAAAATGATCGAAACGGGCCGTTTCGTTTCGATAAGCAAGCAACTGTTATAAAATTACAAAGGAGGCTTCGAAGTTGAGGCGTCGCAAAGGGGTACTCACAAGGCAGGAAGCGGCCTTTGCGGCCACTATGGCCGTCACGGGCGATCCGACCTATTCGGCCGCAAAAGCCGGCTATGCGCACCCGCAGCCGCGCGGCAGCGATAATCTGGCAAAACCGGCCGTTCAGGCCGAAATCGTGCGGATTCAGGTCGCCAGGCTGTACAACGAGACGCTTCCGCTGGCGATCGAAGAGCACATTTCGCTGCTTCGGAACTCGTTGACGCCAGCAGGGGCCAAGGTTCAGGCGATCAAGCTGGCATACGACCAAACGCTAGGCCGGGAAGGCGCCGCGGGCGGCAAGGATCCGAGCGAAATGAACGGCGAAGAGCTCGCCCTCGAGATCGAGAAGCTGAAGCGCGCTGCAGCCGACCGGGCGAAGCCTGTGATCGAGCACGAATCGACTGCTTTCGACTAGCAAGCTTGCAAGGCGCTACCACGCAGCGACGCTAACCCATTGATAACAAAGGCGAGACAACTGCATAAGCATTGCAGTTGTCTCGCTCGGCGCGCCCTCGACGGCGCACCGGCGCCTGCCGGGCCCGGTTCGCGACCCAGGGCCGACCCCCGCCGACAGTCCGCGCAACTCGGCCGAGAGCCCGGCGGACGCCCGTAGAAATTTTAAACCGAAAAACCATTTCGGACGTCCTGTCCGCACCGGCTTGCAATCGACGAACGATCAACCTACAATCAACTCCGCTACGACAGGAGACGACCAATCCCATGACGATTACCGTTACCGAATCCGAAGTCAGTCGCGAGATGCCGCGCTACGAGTGCCACAAAAAGGTTTGGGCGCTGAAGATCGCGGCGATCGAAGTCAACCCCGACAAGTCCGCGAAGATAGCACCGTCCGACGCAGGCTACGCGCCGTTCGAAACCACGACCGGGTGGGCCGAACGCTTCCACGGTACCGACGACGATCTCGGTTTCTACGTCGTCTACGACGGCGGCTACACGTCCTGGTCGCCGACGAAGGCGTTCGTCGACGGCTATCGGCCGATCTAGGAGGCCGACGCCATGGGTTTCGCGATCGGCCTCATTCTCGGCATCGTCATCACCGCCGCGCTCGCCGTCGCGCTCATCCGATACGGCCTACCGATCGCGATTTTGAACGGCTGGATCCGCTGATGATCCAGTATGCGCCCCGGCTCGACGCCTATGGCATCCGTTTTCACGGCCGCGCCTGGCTGAAATTCACGCAAATCGCGCCGCTCGGCGCCGAAAGCTATGGCTGGCGGCCCTTTTCGTGGACGACGGACGTCAACCAGGCCGAAAAATGGGGATGTGAGGCCGCCGCGCGCGAGTTCGCCGAGCGGCGCTGCCACGGCCCGTTCGAAATCGCCCAAATCAGGCCGAATCAGCAGCCCGAAATCCTTCCCGCATGAGTTCAACCCTCCAACACAGGTCACTCGCCATGTCGCGCATGTTGACAATCTACGGAATCACGCTCGCCATCCTCCTGTTTTGCGTCCTGTGGATCCTGACCGCGCCAGCGTCGGCCGCCGATCGGGCCGAACTCGAGAAATTGCAGAAGGAAGTGCTCGGCGTCACCGTTCAGTTGAACGGGAACTGCTCGGGCACGGTCATTTACTCGAATCGCGACAAGGAAAGCGGCGACGTCACGACGCTGGTCTTGTCGGCCGGGCATTGCGCGATCGACAAGGACGCCGATCAGCGGGTCGAATTTCCCGTTTACCAGGCCAACGAGATCGTCAAGCGCGATGCCTATGTCGGCAAGGTGTACGGCGTCTACTACAACGCCGATCTGTCGCTGTGGAAGCTGAAAGACAAGCAGACTTTTTTCGCCAATGTGGCGAAGTTGGCGCCCGAGAAGCCGGCGCTGATGATGGGCGAACAAGTCTGGACCGCCGGCTACCCGCTCGGCGGCGTGCTGACGGTCACGACCGGCCTGTTCGGTTCGTTGGAGACGAGCGACTTCGACAAGCCTGGCCGCGTCTATTACAGGGCGACACCCGATATCGCGCCTGGTTCGTCGGGCGGCGCGCTCTATCACAAGAACGACGCTGGGGATTATGAACTCCTGGGCGTCACGACCGCTGGAGCCCGCGGGTTCCCGTTTGTGGCGCTCTACACACCGATTTCGGACATCTACGCCTACCTGAAAGTCGCCGCGCCCGACAGAAGGCCGACGCGAAGCCGTAGTTGATCGCATCGCTTGACAATCGACGGACGATCAACGTACTTTAGACGTGCAGATCGTCCTCCCCGACTTGCTGCACACCTTGGAAGACTTGGTCGTCATCCAGAACGCCCCGCAGAGTCCTCGCTGCGGGGCGTTTGCTTGTCGATCGATAGTTGATTATGATCGACGGACGAAATCAACGAGGCCGACGCCGTGGCTGATCCGACAAAACCCGTCCGCGACTACAGCTACACCGGCTACCAGCAAGAGCAGCAGGGCGTTTCGAACTTTCCCGGTTCGCAACTGGACAACGACCTCGATGGTCTGATCACCAGCATCGACGAGACGATCGACGCGCTTAAGGACGTCCGGCGCGCTGACGGCAAGCTTCAGAACCAGGTCGTCACGCCCGACAGCCTGACACCGGCGACGCTGGCGCTGATCACGGGCGAGGGTCCAACCGGCCCCACGGGGCCGACCGGACCGACAGGCGTCGGTGCGACCGGTGCGACTGGTCCTACCGGTTTGACCGGTGCCACTGGACCGACAGGCATTACCGGACCCACGGGGCCGATCGGCGTTGGCGCGACAGGAGCTACCGGTCCGACCGGGGTGACAGGTGCCACGGGGCCGACCGGGGCCACCGGCCCCGTCGGCGTGGTGTTCGCGGCTGATCGTACTGCACTCAAGGCTATCAGCACAGGCAGTACCACGCGGGCATATCTGACCGAGATCGGCCGCGAAGGCATGTTCCTGTGGACTGCGGGCGATTTCTCGTCGCAGATCACCGCCGACGCCCAGGAAGGTTTGTTCGTCAAGGCGAACGCTGTTGCGTCATCGTCCGGCGCTTGGGTGCGCGCCTATGATGGGCTCGTCAATGGCTCATGGTTCGGCGCTTCCCCGTCAAATATCGACGCCGTGAACGACACCGCCTTCAATGCGATCAATGCGCTTGGCATCACCTATGGACCGATCTTCCTCGATGCGGGTACATACCAGACAACGAAGAACCCCTTCCAGTTGCTGAATGCCGTTCTTGTTGGTCCGGGGAAGGTCAGCATGAGTGGGTATGGACAATCCCCCCAGCGGGCCATGATAACCGCTGCCGGGTATGTCGAGCCAGCCACTGACACATACCAGATATTCGATGCCTTAACTCCCAAAACTCTGGGCCAGATGTACACGTTTGTGGAAAGCGGCATCGGCACGGCTTCAACCGGTCTGGATACCTACCAGAACCTTGTGGGGGCCTCCCAGGAAGTCAAGATATTCGATGTTGCCAATGCGGGCCACAATTCGCGTACAGGAGACAACAGGGACCGCAGCGGCATCTTTCGCAGCTATCGCCGGGTTAACTTCGGCGGTCAGGGCGATGTTGTCGATTCTCACATCGACATTTCGTTGTACGGCTCTGGGCCTGTTGGCCAGACGCACTTCCTAGCCGGCAAGGCAGGCGCCTTCTTCAATGGGGGCGTCTCCACGTCTGCAGCAGGCGCCTATCTCCAGCTCTACGAGGTCGTCTTTACCGACAATGGCTTCGAGGCCGCTGCCGTTCCTCGCGTCGTTAATCTGGTTCGAACAAACGCGAGCACCACTTTCGGCTCTGTCTGGATAGGCGATCGTGTTCAGTCGGGCGGCACGCAGCCGATCGATGCATTCTATTCTCCGAACGGCTCTTCGAAAATTGGCTATGATACCACGGCGGCTGACTTCGGCGCGAACAAGGCAGCGTTTGCCCTGAAGCAAGGGGATCGTATTTATCTGGGGGCGTCATCCACTGCTGATCCTACCGGCGCCAAATGGTATGCCGACACACCAGGCAACGCATGGATCGACTACGACGGAACGTCCACCCGCACCGTTGTTGGGGGCACCCCCATCGTATCTGTGGCCGGCACGGGCGTAACGCTCACGCAGCCCTTGGTATTGCCGGCAAACCCAACTTCCGGCTTGCAAGCCGCAACCAAGAATTACGCTGACACAAAGCAGGCAGGAGACGCCACCCTGACGGCGCTTGCCGCCTTCAATACCAACGGCCTCCTCACTCAGACTGCGGCGGATACATTCGTTGGTCGCACGCTGACCGGTACCTCCAACGAAGTGACGGTCACTAACGGAAATGGCGTTTCCGGCAACCCGACATTCAGCCTGCCAACTGCGCTGACCTTCACGGGCAAGACCGTGACGGGTGGCGCGTTCACAGGGTTAAGCGGCCTAGATCTTGCAAGCGCAACTGCATTCCAACCGCAGGTTTTTGTCAGGAATAGCACCAATGATGCCAACGGCGCGTACATCCAACTGAGAAAAAGTCGCGGCGTAGCAAATACCGCAGTTCAAGTTTCCGATACGCTCGGCACCTTCTTATTCCAAGGCTATGACAACGCTGGCACTCCAGCCTTGCAAAACGCAGCCAACATATCTGCAGTTGTCGAAAGCGTATCCGCTGGGGCAGTTCTGGCTCGCTTTGAGATTGCTGCCGGATCTCAGGTCTTCCAGTTCGATAGCTCCGGCAATTTCAATGCCCCCACGGCAGTCAAGATCGCTGGCACGAAAGTCCTTGGGCCTCGCGAAACCGGATGGACAGCCGGCACAGGTACAGCACTGAAGAGTGCGTGGGCCGCCTATGCCGGACAGACGCACACTGCATCATACGTGCAGGCAACGATACAGTCTCTCGACAATGCTTGCCGCGACACATCACAGCGAGTGAAGGCATTGGAAGACATGCTTCGCACGCATGGACACATGAACTAGGATGCCAATGAAAATGGAAAAGAAATTCGTTATCTCGGCGGCCCTCGCGCAAGCCATAGCTGACTATCTGATTCAGCGGCCCTATTGCGAAGTTGCGCCACTGGTTTCAGGCCTGTCGCAGATGCAGCCGGCGCCGGAAGTGAACATTGTTGAAACAAAGAAACCTAGCGCGGTCCAAAAATAATAGCGCCCTCGGTCAGGAGGTCGCTCCTGAGGTCGGCTGTTCTACCGGTATTCATATCTCTCATGAGGTCGAGAGCCCATTCCGGCCAGTCAGGTTTAAGGCCGAGAGAGCCGAGAAGAGCCTCGATCTTTTTCTTGAATTCCTCGTCGCTTGGGCTTGTCGGGTAGATCGTCACGGGACGCCGCGCAGCTTCGCCGATCCTGTTGAATAGCGACTTTGTGAACAGCCATTTGTCGTCAAGGCCAGCTTTATCCAGGGGGTTCCTCGACTCATCGGTTACGTAGTCAATTCCGAAAATGAA